TCATAAAAAATACGGGGATGCCTGTTTAACAAGCATCTCCGTATTATTTTTCACCACACCTGACATTGTAAATGTGGAACTGTACAATTTGGTGGAGCAAATTTTCTTTTGTCCGAACTTTTCAGGCAGGGTATCCCTGATTTCTTCCAGCCCTTTGTTTTCCGCCATTCTTTCAATGGGAACTTCCACGCTGTCATGTTCGTTTGGAATCTGGAACACGATACGGAGCTTGTCGTCATACAGGAACGCTGCCTTGAGGAACATATCAAACAGTTCTGCCTGGGACTTCTTATCCTCCACATCAAGCTTGCGGAAAACCCGCATCCCGGCCATTAACTGTTCCTTGCTGCACGATACAACATGAACCTTTGCATCGTTCAGTTTGATGCTCAACTTCATCTGCTGGTCTTCCAGTTCGTGGAACCGGGCGATGGTGTTCTGCGACATGGCCCCGGCTTCCATGGCCTTCATCAGATTGCCGATGCGTTTGTTCACATCGTTCAGTTCTTCTTCCAGCGTACCGACGTTGGACTCCTTCAGCCTTTTGATGTTACGCTCTACCGTCGCATCTGCGATTTTTTCCATTATATTATCTTGGAGGCAATGTTCATATATTTTTTTTGCGATCAGCGTTTCGATATAATCCCTTTGGACGTTCCTTTTATTGCAAATGTGCTGCTTTTTCCGCTTCTGGCATTTGTAATAATAATGCATGGCGCCCGTATGGCTTTTTCCGGAATCTCCTACCATGGGGGACAGGCAATGACCACAGAACAGCTTTCCGGTCAGAAGGTATACGCTGTTCTCATGGCGCCTTCCTGTGCAACGTGGATTCGGTTTCATTTTGATAGCCTCCTGAACTTTGTAAAACAATTCGTCGCTTATGATCCGTGGCATACCGCCCTCGATACGCATATCGTTGTAAATGTAAATGCCTCTGTACCGTTCGTTTTGAAGCATCTTGTTAAAACTGCTTTTGTTCCATTCAAATCCCCGGCGCGTTTTGATTCCCCGCTCATTCAGGCTCCGGACGATATCAATGATGCGGGTGCCGACGGCGACTTTTTCGTACACTTCCCGAACGACCCTCGCTGCGCCTTCATCAATTTCCAGGTGTTTGTCTTTCGCTATTTTGTATCCGTATGGCGGGGATCCCACAGCCTTGCACTGCTTTGCGTTGTCCATCATGCCGCGCCGGATATCCTCGGCCATGTTTTCACTGTAAAACTGGTTCACATTCATCATGTTCCGGAGTGCAAACCTGCCGGCGGCAGTGTCGGCAAAGTCCTCCTCAACGTACAGGCATTTGATGCCTTGTTCGCTGAGTATTTCGGCATTGACCATGGCCTGCAGCATATTGCGGCCCATGCGGTTAGACTTCCAGGCTATGACATATTGGAACTTGCCTGTCCCGGCATCCCGCATCAATCTTTGGAAGTTTTTTCTTTTGTCGGTCTTCCCTGATTTGGCCCGGTCAGCATAGGTATCAACCACGTGCAGCTTCGCAGCGGTGGCCTTTTTCATGCAGGCTTCGATTTGCTGTTCGATGCTGGCATCCTTCTGGTTGTGGGAAGAATACCGGGCATAGATAACAGCTGCGCCAGTGTTCTGTTGGGCGTTTGCTCTTTTTGAAGTCTTCATTTCATTCTAATACTTTTCGATAATATGTAACAAAATCGTTACAAAATTTCAAAATCTGTTATAATAGATTCACGACACGCTACCGGTAGCCACTTGTTAATGAAAGGAGACTGTGGCTATGCTCAATAATCGCGAACGTGAAAAAATGATAATTCAACTTGAGAGTCTTTCGGAACAAGACATGATCAGATTTTTGGATTTTTTGATTGCGTTGCAAGATAGTCCAAAAAAGCAAGAGCCTTTTCCTTGTCGCTATCCGAGAGAGCTTCCGCACGATGAATAATTTGATTCAGCAGCCCGCTTTTGTTATCAGGAGCGGGCTTTTCTTTTTTGCTTCCAAAACGAATCGGATCAATATCCTCAATGTTAACTCCCAAAGCCAAAGCTATTTTTTGTATCTGCCCTGCGTTCGGGGTGGAAGTCGCCCTATAATATCCGGACAGTGTGGACTGCTTGATTCCGGTCATATCAGACAGCTTATTCTGGGTATAGCCTCGCATGTCAGCGTACTTTTTAATATTGGCAGCAATCTCAGCCCTCATCATTTTATCAAATTCGTTATCCTTGTTCCGTGGCATTTTTTGTACCTCCGCTCCTTGTGTGGTAATTGTATTATATCGAATAAAAACATTAAAATCAATAAACATTTCAAGAAAATAACGATAAAATTCGTAAAATATTTTAGGCGGCCTGTTGACAAAATCGAGTTTATTCGTTATCATAAAATTGGAATTTTAAAGAAAGTGAGGTGTTGACGTATGATTCCACTGACCATGGAAGCCGCCAGGGTAAACGCCGGGTACACTCAAGAAGAGGCTTCAAAGCTGTTCGGGGTGCATGTTCAGACTTTGTCAAAATTTGAAAATGACAATTCAAAAATGCCTTATGCCTTGATTAAAAAAATCCCCGAAGTTTACAAAGTTCCCGCAAAGGTTATTTTTTTTGGCCTTAAAAACGAGTTTATTCGTTTATTGCGTGAAGGCAAGTTCGATTCACAAATTGATGACGAATAACGGAAAAAGGAACGGTGTAAGAGATGGACGAAAAGGCAAAAGAAATTCTGCTGAAGCAGATGGAGCTGCTCCAGCAGAAATCACAAGAAGTAAAAGAAAGTGCCGAGGCATTGGTTATGTTATCAACGGCTATGGCCGCAGTAGCTAATGTTCTTCGGGACGGAACCCAATCGTTCTACGGGGACGGGACGTGTCATCCGTACGTGGTGCAGCTACCAGTAGAAGATTTAATTGGGTTATATGCTGCAAGAGCACGGCGTGTTGGTCGCGAGACAGTTGCCCAGAGAATGTAATCATGTTCGGGTGGACACAACCCACCCTGTCAATGGACAACACAGTTCCGGGGGTGCCGGGAACAAAGTAACCGGCCTGCATATCGTTCGGCAGTGTCTCCTCAAATTCCCGGATTTTCTTGACCACATTCTGCAGAACGAGTTCTGCCGGGTCAAGATCAGGAAATTCAAAATCATCATTAAAAAGCATTTTTATCACCACCTTCCTGTGAAGCCATTATACCACAGGGAGCCAATGAAAGGAGCAGATCATGTACAAGGACAAACGGGGCTGGCTTTTCAAGGTGAAGTCAGGCATCGGTGAAAACCGATGGAAGGTTTTCTACTGGAAGCCACGAAAGGACGGCAACCTTTCTGTAGGCTGGCACGGTAGCGGAATGTTCCACTGGTGGCCAACAAGACTGGAAGCCGAGCAGGAACTGCGGTCGATTGCGTTGGCACGAGGCTGGGTGTTGGTGTGAAAGGAATGGAAATGGGAAAAGGAATATGGGAAGTAATATGCATCAACTTTAATGGCGAGAAGATTTATATCCCCGCTCGCAAGATAGAGACCAGCAACCCACCCACCTTTGAAAATTATGAAATCAACCGAACCGGATACCTAACCCCAGGAGAAGCCGCATATGTTGCGGATTGGTTGAATGAACACGAAGAAAGTGAAAGGAGCAAAACATGGAAGAACATGGAGAATGGCGAACAGTGCAAGTGATGTTGGATGGTAAAAAATCTTACATGGTATGCCGCAAACTGGATGCCAAAGAACCTTTTCTTTTCGGCAACTTGGAATTCTCTAAATTTTGGACGGAAAGCCAAGGACTGGCCGAAGATTATGCAGATGCCCTGAATGTGCTGGCACTCAAAGAAAGGAGCAAAGGAAATATCCGGGAGATAGTCGAGCATCCGGACGGGATCTACACCAGATTGTGGGCCGGGGAAGGGAAGGAATCTCATGTGCCAAGGAATTGAAATCAGGATGACACAAACCTGGGCAAAGGCCGAGTCAAGGGAAATGGCTTTGAAGTTCGCAAGGATACTGTTCCGGAACATGGTCAACGGCGGCAGTGACGAAAACCGGCTGAAGATAATAAACGAACAGCACGTCCGGGGAACCCGCTTCACGCTGGAAGAGTTACGGGGGTGAACAGAAATCCATGTATGTAGATTACAAGAAGCTGCTCGACAAGATAAGGCAGAACAATCTCGCCATCATGCATGTGCTGGAAAAAGCCGGAATCACCTACAACGTGATCACCAGCATAAAGAACGACAAAAATCTTTCGAAGAAAACAGTTTACAGACTGGCGGCTACTATCGGATGTAAAGCCGCCGATATTGTGAAGGTATCCATTATCACAGAAGAGCCGCTCAAACCTATCTGGCACGAAGGTGAAGAAACAAAAAAGGAAGAGGCCCTCTGGCCATACGCATCGTGCGCCATCGGAACCAAAGTCATCACTACGCAGAACATCGGAGTTTTGAAAGGCATGGCCAAAGACTACGCAAAGAACAAACGGAAGGAAGTACCTATCATCCTGTCCTTGCCGGATGGAGCGAAACGGGTTATAGCCTTCCGCCCGGATGGCAGGCAGGTTCTTAAAGGGGAAAGGAGAGATACGGAATGCTGAACCAAGAGAACACAGAAAAGTGCCGGAGGATATTGAACCGGTACGGGTACCGGCCGCAGATGCTCATGGTCATTGAAGAATGCAGCGAGCTTCAGAAGGCCACCTGCAAGATGCTCCGGAACGGCACCACGGCCACACCGTCTTCCGACAATTTCAAAGAAGAAATCGTGGACGTGATCGTCATGGTGACCCAGGCAGTCATGATGGCAGGTTTGAGCGCCGGGGAAATCAACTCCATGGCCAAAGCGAAACTGGACAAGGTGCTGTCCAAATAAAAAAAATCCGCTGCGGCGGCACCCGCAACGGAAGTCTTACAAAGTGAAAGGAGCAAAACTTTCACCGCTCTTATTGTAACAGAAAGGAATACAAAATGCAAGAAGTACCATCTTTGGATGTAACCAAATTGACAGAAGCTCATATGGTACGGCTGAGCGAATGCGCCTACCGGATTCTGTCAATACTGAAAAGCACACCGGAGGGACGCAAAAAGCTCCGGGACGAAATAGAACTCATGAGAAAGGAACAGGCGGAAAAGAAACGGAGGCTGGCAAAATGTTAGGACTTGTAATCACTACCGAAGACAAAATGTATAAAAAAGATTTTTCGGCGCCGCTGTTTCTTTCAATTATGGAAACCATCGGCGGATTTGAAATCGTGAACCCAGTTGGTCTTCCCCACCCGTTCTGCTTCATGGTGGACGGTGACTTCCAAAAAAAGAAACTGCCTGTCAACCCGGTCGGGACCGCATGGTATGATGCGCTGCCGAACAAAATCCAGGGCGATATCGTTGTCATGAAACGAGACTGGACGGAAAACGGCCCTGACATCGTCGGTCTTACGGAAGATGAATGCGAAACCATCATCAACCTTGTCTACGAATTGACCGACGAAACCTGTGTGTTGATTCCGGAGCCTGAGCATGTCGTACTTTAGGACATGCCCGCATTGCGGCTCGCATCTTGACCCCGGTGAAAGGTGTGATTGTCAGAAGCACCGGGAACACCATGAACGGAAGGAGCAAAGAAACTATGAGAAAGACAGAAAGATTCGTAGTTGAAATCATGATGATTGCAACCATTTTATTTATTGCCGGATATATTCTGGTACAACCGAAAACAGAGATGCATTACACGCAGCATACCGTCCGGGCCGGTGAAACGGTCTGGTGCATCGCGGAGAAATATTCCGGGGGGCAGGTACAGCCCTTCAATGAGTTCGTGTTCTGCATCCAGTCAGAAAACCACCTGGCCGGAAAGTATATCCAGCCAGGTGATGTTTTACTTATCCCCATGGTTACGGAGGTATCGAAATGAAACTTCTCTCAATGAAACTTACAAATTTTAAGGGCATCCGGGATCTGACGCTGGACTTCCCGGACGGCGGTAACTACAACATTTACGGAACGAACGGCGCCGGGAAGACCACTATCGTGGATGCGCTGATCTGGCTTCTGTTCGACAAAGACAGCACGGATGTCAAAGACTTTTCCATAAAGACCGTGGTGGACGGTGAGGAACTGCACCGTGCGGAACATTCTGTTGAATGCATGTTCCTTATGGAAACAGGCCGACAGGTCACAATGCGAAAAGAGTTTCGGGAAAAATGGCAGAAGCCTCGCGGGCAAAAGGACGAAGTCTTTACTGGCCACACGACAAACTATTACATCGACGGGGTGCCAAAGTCGCAGACCGCATACAAAAATGAAATCAACCGCATCATTGACGAAAAGCGATTCAAAGTACTTACCAACCCACTGTATTTCAACGAAAAGCTGAACTACAGTGAGCGCCGTACCATCTTGCTGGATATCATCGGCGGCGTGAAACAGGATGACGTTATCGCGGCGAACCTTTCTGCTTTGAAAGACCTGAAGCCACTTTTAAAAGGCCGCAGCGTGGAAGATTACAAACTGATAATCAAACAGTCCCTTGCCAAAACACGGAAGGAACTTGATGCCATTGAGCCGGCCATCCGGGAAAACCAGAACATGATGATATCAGGCGCGGATGTCGCGGACCAAGGCAGATATGAAAACAAGGTCAAGGAATGTACGGAAGCGATTGAAACGCTGATCAGGCAAATTGCGGAAGTTAAGGCCGGCACTGTCAATACGGAACTGGAAAAGAAGAAAGCAGAACTGAACCAGGAGATCTGGCAGATAAAAGACGCTGACGCAAAGAACAATTCTGAACTCCGAAAGATGTTACTGCGGAACAAAGAAGCGGCCCAGCAATACAGGCTGGAAATCGAAAACAAAATCTACGGCTGGGACAAGATCATCCGGGAAGCGGAAGGCAGGATTGCATCCTGCACCAGCCGCCGGGAAGAATTTCTGAAAGAGTTCAACAAAATCCAGGGATCACAATTCAACTCAAAACCGATTCAGACCGTCTGCCCCATGTGCGGCCAGACTCTCCCGGCAGAAAATGTGGACGCTGCGAAAGAAGCCCAGGAAAAGATGCTGGCAGAGTTCAACCGAAAAAAGGCCGAAAGCCTGAAAAATATAAACGAACATGGGAAATCCAATAACTTGATGAAGGCAAAAATCGAAAAAGATCTTGAAGCTGCCCGCAACGAACGGAACGATCTGGAGGAACTGCTGAAATCCGCCCGCATGAATGAAAAAGCCTGCGAAGAGAATATTACCAATTTTGTTCCGATTGTGTCCCCGGACATTGAGGCACTGGAAAAGCAGTTGGCAGCGCTCACCGACCAGACAGGCCAACCGGACCAGGCGGCAAAACAGCAGATTGAAAAGCTGGAAGCCCAGCGGCAGGCCATGATCGCAACGCAAAAAGAAGCTCAAGACAGGCTGAACGAAATCGAGCAGAACCGGAAACACCAAGACCGCATCCGGGAACTGCAGGAAAAAGAAACCGAACTGTCCACCACTTTTACGAAACTGAAAAAACAAGAATTCCTGTGCGATCAGTACAGCCGCTGCCTGACCAACTACATCGACCATAAAGTCGGTGAGCATTTCAAGCTGGCCCGTTTCGTAATGTTCAAAGACAACATTTCCAACGAAGGTGTAAAGGAATGCTGCGAGGTGCAGCTGCACGGAACGCCGTATCATGATTTGTGCCAGACGGAGCAGATGCATGTCGGGCTGGATATCATCCAAACGCTGTGCAAATACTATAACCTCACAATGCCGGTGCTGATAGACCGGAGTGAAAGTTTTATCACACTTCCGGAAACGGATATGCAGATCATCAGGCTGATTGTGTCAGCTGACGATAAAAAACTCAGAGTAGAAAAAGCATGAAAGGAGCAAAAAAATGGTTGAAAACACGAATGCCGCAAATGTAGCAAACTATGCGGCCAGCGCATCCCAACGGTTTATTGGGACGGTTATGAGGGAGTTCACGTCCTCATCGGGGAAAAATGACATCACCCCATACCAGGAGAGCTTGATTCAGGGGTACTTTATCGCATGCGACAAGGCCCTGCGGTACCTGGAAGATAAGCGTTTGAAAGAGGCTGAAGACGGCAACAAAAGCGCCAAAGCCAAACTTCCCTACACATGGGAAAACGTAAATATCGGCGCCGATCTGGCGCAGAGCATCGTTATTTTTGCAAAAAACAATCTCAGCATACTGGTTAAGAACCACTTCTTCCCGATTCCGCGCTTGAATGGGAAGAACAAGAAATACGATATGACTTTTCAGGAAGGCTATGAAGGACTGAAATACAAGGCCGTAAAATACAGTCTCTTTGAAATTGTCGATTTTGAAGCCGACCTGCTGTATGCCAACGACGAATTCAAAGTCATCAAAGATGCTTACAAAGGCGCATCCTACCAGCTTGAAATTGCTAATCCCTTTGACCGTGGGAAAATGATTGGCGGATATGCCTATATCCGGTTCAAAGATTCCCGGCAAAACAAGTTGTTCACTATGTCGAAAGCTGAAATAGATGCGGTCAAAAGTAAAGCACAGACCGATGTTTTCTGGAAAAACTATTACAACGAAATGGCACTGAAGACCGTGGTGCGAAGAGCAAGCAAATTGGTTTTATTGGATCCAAAGAAATTTGACGACTACTACATGCTTATGGAAAAGTTCAACAATGACGCTGCTGAAGCGGATCTGGCAAATGAACTCCGGGAAAAGGCAAACCGGGAACCCATCAACGTAACGCCTGTCGACCCTCCGCCAGCGGCTATCCCGGAAAGTACATCGGATGCAGATCATCCGGTTATGCAACCAGTTGTGCAACAACCCATGCCACAACCTGTAACCCAGGAAGAAGGTTTCCCCGGTGAAACGCCTTCCGACGCCGTCTTGTTGGATTTCTGATGCTTGAAGTTAAAGCGATCGCGTCCGGCAGCGCAGGCAATGCCTACCTGCTGGACGACGGGGCGGGACACAAGCTTCTGTTGGAGTGCGGTATCCCGTTTCATAAGCTGCTGATAGCACTCAATTTCAATTTGATTCAGCTTTCCGGATGCCTGTTGACCCATGAACACCAAGACCACAGCAAGGCCGTGAACGACCTGCTGAAACACGGCACAAGGGTGTATGCGTCCAAAGGGACGGCCAGGGCATTGGGCATTGACGACCACTGGAACTACAAGGCGGCTACGGAAATGATTGAACAGCGTATTGACAACGCCTGGACGTTTGTCCCGCTGAAAGCAGAGCATGACGCTGCGGAGCCTTTTATGTACCTGATTAAAAACCGGTTCGCCAAAGCGCACATCCTGTTTGCAACTGACACCTATTTTATCCGGTGGACAATGCCGGAAACACTTACGCATGTTTTACTGGAAACCAATTACAGCATGGACAGGTTAAACATCAACATTGCCGATGGTGCGGTGGATGCAGCCCGGAAAAAGCGGATCCTGTATTCGCACATGAACCTGGAAACGGCAAAAGAATTTTTCCGGGCGAACAAATTCCCTGCGCTGGAAGCCGTGTACCTGATCCATCTCAGCAACAACAATTCCGATGAACAGCGGTTTGTGAAAGAAATTGAAGAGATTACCGGAGTCCCGGTAACCGCATTTTAGGAAAAGAAAGGAGAGTTAACATGGACATCTCAGAAGAAAAACGCATCGCAGATGCAACAGCAAAGGAAATCGCAGAACTGGAATCACTGAAAAAAAAGGGCTACGTCATGGTGCCTTATGAGGAACTGGTGAGTCTGATATGTGATTCACAAAACTTCAAAGTTATCATGGCAACTTACCAAAGATGCAACAATGTCAGCGAATTAGAACCGGTTCTGAAAGGCTTGAGCGGCATTCCTTTAAAATTGGTTCTCCGTAAAGTATCAGAACGGGAAATTGATGATCTCAAAATGAAGGAAAAACAAATTCTTGAGCCTCACGCAAAAATTGATTTCAAAAAAGGTGATGCTGAATGAACAAAGTCATTTTAATAGGCCGGCTTACAAAAGACCCGGATATCCACTACACGCAATCGCAGAATGTGACCTGCAATTTCACACTGGCCGTGAACCGGGAATTTAAGAACCAGAACGGACAGTATGAAGCAGACTTCATTCCGGTTGTACTGTGGGGGAAGACAGCAGAAGCCGCCGGGAACAGTCTGGCCAAAGGGCACAGGCTTTGCGTGGAAGGCCGCATGCAGGTGCGGACGTATGAGGATAAGCAAGGCAAAACGGTCTGGGTGACGGAAGTCATAGGAAACCGCATCGAGTTCCTGGAAAGGAAGGGAACCGGTACCGGACAGAACCAAGGACAGACCGCCGCTCCCCCACCGCAACAGCCACAGCAACCACCGCAGCCAAAATATCAGCAACAGAATGCTTTCAGGCAGGATGGCTTCAGTAACATGGGAACCCAGGTTCCCTTTGATGAGGAAGTCCCGTTTTAACTGACAAGGAGCAAAGTTATGGAAAGAGATAAATTGGAAAGAGAAAAATTCACATTTTTCCGCTCTTACCTTGAGTCGGCAAAGGCTCTTGATACCAAGGAAGATCAGGCCGATTTCCTCCTTGCAGTTTGCGAGTATGGTCTTAACGGCATCCTGCCGGAAAAAAAGAAAGGTTCCGTTGCCGCAGTTTTTGCGGCAGTGAAACCTAACATAGATACATCGCTGGCAAGAGCGAAGGCCGGTTTTGCCGGGGGAAGCGCAAACAAGAACGAAGCAAAAGAAAGTGAAGAAGCAAACTTGAAGCAAACGGAAGCAAACTTGAAGCAAACGGAAGCAAACTTGAAGCAAACGGAAGCAAAAGTGAGCAACCACGAAGCAATAAGGAATAAAGAAGTAGAAATAGAAGTAGAAGTAGAAGAAGAAGTAAATACTAACAATGCTAAAGCATTGTATGTCCCCCAAGAGGGTGACGAACCAGTTGCTGGCAAAAAATACCTGCCTATCCTCGAAGCTTGGAATCAACTCCCTTTAACAAACATCCGGTACATCAGGGGAAAACGGCTTGCCCATTTACAGGCAAGAATCAAAGAGAATTCCCTGGACGATATTTTTACTGCGATAAAAAATGTGTCGAAGTCAGCCTTCCTGTTAGGACAGAATCCAAGAGGCTGGATGATAACGTTTGACTGGTTTGTCCTGCCGAACAATTTTACAAAAGTTCTGGAGGGAAATTATAACCGGCCAAACAACGGTACACAACAGCCGACAGGGAAAAACGATGTACGGTACGGCTATAACAAGGCGGCAGAGTATTTGGGATTGGATGGTGAATGAGAGTGGCTAACGCAAAGCAATTAAAGGCAATATCAGAAATGTTCGTGGCCTTTGGTAATTCCTCGGATGCAGAGCGGATGGCGACTTACACGAAAATGCTGGAAGATATTCCCGCAGAAGTGTTGCAGAAGGTCTGCCTTGCGGCCATGGAAAAGCATAAGTTTCTTCCGAGCATCGCGGAACTGCTGGACGATACGCGCAGCTTGATGGGAGCCGTTGACCCTTCTCTGAATGTAGTGCCTTTTGCCATGGCTTGGGAAGAAATACAAAAGCAGATGAATGATGCGTTTGTGTACCAGAAACCAGAGTTTTCCAGACCGGAAATCCAAGCCGCAGTAGACGCGTTCGGGTGGATGAACCTGTGCGAGACCAAGATAAAAGACATGCCAACGGTCCGGGCACAGATGCGGAGGATTTACGAAGATATTTGTGCGGAAGCAAAAGAATCCCGGGTAAACAACCATGTACTGGGGAAAGGCGACATGGTAGAGGGTCTGAGTGCCGGCAGGATTGACGGGCTGCTGAAAGGCGGTGTGGCATGAAACGTGAAGAACGGGAGAGAAAAGCGAAGATTGAAAGAACAGCCGTAGACATGGCCAGCGCATTAGAAGTTGAACTGCTCCCGAAAATGAAAGGCGGGAGTTGGGACAAGGTATCATACCATGACAAACGAAAAATCATTGATGTTATTGCCGAGCGGAAAGCAAGGCTGTTTGCCCAGGTGGATGAAATGAAAGAAAAGCAGGAAGAAGTGGAAAAGAATAACTGGGAGGAATTCTGGGCAAGCAAAGGAGTGGGACGGCATCTGCAGTAGGGCTGGCCCACATTGAAACGAGATTGAGAAAGGAGCTATAAAAAATGGCATACACCGAAGAAGCGAGCAAATTTGGCGCACAGAAAAACAAACTCAGATCCCTTTGCGAGGAACACGACCTGGTCTACAGCCTGAACGTAAAACAGTACCCGATCGTGCTGACCATCAGCAAGGCAACGAAGCAGTACCAGCAACAGAGCCTGCCGCTGGAAGAAAAAGCCGAAGTGAAGCCGGACATCGAACCAAACGCAAAAATCGTATGGGTTTTCAAAGATGCCGCACTGTCCATGACGGTAGAAGGCGGAAAGTTTACCATTGGCAAAGAACTGCGGACGAAGATAGAGAACATCTTCCTAAAGATTGTCAGTTTCTGGACCCAGTATTATTTCCGTGACACCTATGAAGCTGGCCTCGTGGAAGAAGACGACTTCCCGGAAGAACCGGAAGACACAGAGGAGTAAGCCGTGATGAATAAACCGAAGCACCCGTGCAGGTGGAACTGCCCGGACCGGAAAGCCGGATGCCACAATGACCGCTGCCCCCACGGATGGGCCGATTATGAAAGAGCCTACCGGGAATGGAGAGCGCAGGCAGACGCTGACTGGAACGGATGGGTGAAAGCCGATGACTACAGGTCGAAGCGGATACAGAAACGCCTGCACGGGCCGGACGGGTACAGAAGGAACGCACCGATAGCAAGGTAAACGAAAGGAGCAAACATGGATAAGGTGACCGCCTACTTCCATGGCGAACTGATGCGAATCAAAAAAGAGGATCCAGAACGGTTCCAATACATTCACGATTATGAATGCCCTCACCATTACGGCCTTCCGTCTTATCAGGATAATCACACCTGTGAACAGTCCACATGTGAACAGTGCTGGAATAACGCGATGGGGTTCAGCGGCAGGAACCGGAGAAAGAAAACTGCCATCAGAATGGTTTGGGAAAGAATCAGGAGCATGGTGCAGCGGTTTTTGAAGAAGCTGATGGGAAGGAGCGGAAAATGCTGAAGATCATAATCCCGGTTGAACCACGAACGAAAAAAAACTCCATACAGCTGGTCAAGGTTGGCAACAGGATGATTCCAATCCCGAGCAAACAGTACAAGGAATTCGAAAAAAAGTGCGGATATTATTTGCGGTCTCATAAGGACCTGAATATCTGCGAACCTGTAAATGTTTGCTGTCTGTTCTATATGCCGACACGGCGCAAAGTGGATCTGACCAACTTGCAGGAAGCCGCCGACGACATGCTGGTACATTTCAAAGTCCTGGAAGATGACAATATGACCATCGTTGCCGGCCATGACGGGAGTCGGGTGCGGTATGACAAAGAGAATCCGAGAATCGAAATAACGATAACCAAAATGAAAGCGAGTGATATTGATGTCAAAATGCAAAAAATGCGGGAAGAAGATTTTTTTCGTGACAACAAACAATGGGAAACCGATGCCTTGTGACCCGGAAGAGGTCCTTTACTGGCAGGACAGCAAAGGCAAAGACCGGGTAGTCCTCCCAAATGGTGAAGTGGTTGCCTGCAGGCTTACCGGGGAAGAGGAGAAAGCGACAGGCATCGGATACATCCCGCATTGGGCGACTTGCCCTCATGCGAAGGAGTTTAGGAAATAATGGAACCGATACTGCGCTGGCCCGGTGCAAAGTGGCGCATCGCTCCTTGGATCGTCTCCATGTTTCCCCGGCACGAAGTGTACTGTGAGCCATTTTTCGGGAGCGGAGCGATATTCTTTACAAAAGAGCCGTCCGGAACAGAAACGATAAATGACAGGGACAGCGAAATCATCAACCTGTTCACGGTCTGCCGGACTCATCCTGATGAACTGGCGAAGCAGATAGAAATGACACCGTACAGCAGGGAAGAATATTTCGAGTCGTATAAAAAGACCGGCGACCCAATAGAGCGGGCGCGTAAATTCCTTGTGCGGACGTGGCAATCATACGGCGGGAAAACCTACCAAAGTGCGTCATGGTCACATGATCGCACGAACATGGTTTTTAGGCCGAAGTATTGGGCGTTGCTTCCGGAGAGAATCCTGCAGGTGATTACCAGGCTCAAGATGGCGCAAATTGAGAACATGGATGCAAGGGAACTGATTCCTATGTATAACCGACAGACGACATTGTTGTATGTTGACCCGCCGTATTTACGACGAACCAGAACCAATAAGCATTATGAATGTGAGTTCTGCACGGTGAAGGAACACAAGCAGCTGCTGAATCTGTGTTTGAAGCACATCGGGCCGTGCATCATAAGCAGTTACGATGATCCACTGTACGAAGATGCACTAAAAGGCTGGGAAAAATTCAGCAAGCGGGTGCAAGTAAATTGCGGCGGTACCGCCAAAGAAATACTGTGGTTAAACAAAAAAGCGATACAGGAACCGAGTTTATTTCAAAATGTGAATTGGAGCAAAAATGAGAGAGATATTTGTTGACAACTTTGCCGGCGGCGGTGGCGCCAGCACCGGCATAGAAATGGCGATAGGACGTGACGTGGATATAGCTATCAACCACGACCCTGCCGCAATTGCAATGCACCGGGCCAATCATCCAGGTACAAAGCACTTCTGCGAAAGTGTCTGGGATGTTGACCCGGTGGACGCATGTTCAGGGCATCCTGTGGCGCTGGCCTGGTTCTCACCGGACTGCAAACACTTTTCCAAGGCCAAAGGCGGAAAACCGAAGAGCAAAAACATCCGTGGTCTTGCGTGGATTGCAGTGAAATGGGCCAAGACGGTTAAACCGCGCGTGATTATGTTGGAAAATGTTGAAGAGTTCCAAGATTGGGGGCCGCTGCGAAAGGACGGTCATCCTGATCGGCGCAGCATAGGGAAAACATTCAAGCGGTTCGTACATGCCCTGCAGAGATATGGCTACCATGTGGAATATAAGGAACTGCGGGCCTGCGATTACGGAGCGCCTACCACCAGGAAGCGGTTCTTCCTGATCGCCCGGTGTGATGGCAAACCAATCGTGTGGCCAGAACCTACACATGGGAATCCTGACGGTTTGATGGTGCGCAGCGGATTGGAAAAACCATACCGGACGGCTGCGGAAATCATCGACTGGAGTATCCCTTGCCCTTCCATCTTCGGACGGAAGAAACCCCTGTGCGAAAACACGATGCGCCGAATCGCCAAAGGACTGAAAAAGTTCGTCTTTGATAATCCGACCCCGTTCATTGTCATCGTGAACCACAAAGGGGAAACATTCAGAGGGCAGGAAATCCAGAAGCCTTTGCGGACCATTACTGCCAAGCACGGCTTTGGTGTGGTCGTCCCGACCATCATTTCCTACCACGGCGAAAAAACGCCGGAGGAAGTCAGGGGACAGAGCGTCAAACGGCCCATCGATGTGATAGATACTTCGAACCGGTACGGACTGGTGACGGCATTCATCAGCAAGTACTTTTCCGGGGGTTACGAAGGAGCCGGATGCAACATTGAGAAACCGCTGCCGACAGTGACCGCAGTGGATCACAACGCACTGGTGGTTCCCTACATGATGCACTACTACGGGGGGAGCATCGGCGCAGCGGTTACAGATCCTATCGGAACGATTACGGCACAGGGGCAGCATATCGCGGAAGTGGAAGCGTTCCTGATAAAGTATTACGGTGCTGATGTGGGGCAAAACATCACGGAGCCGCTTCACACGGTCACACCGAAGGACCGGTTCGGCCTGGTGATGATTCAGGGGCTTCCATACAAAATTATCGATATCGGCATGAGGATGCTGACGCCGCGTGAACTGTTCGATGCCCAGGGATTTCCCCACGATTACATTATCGACAGGGATGCTGACGGAAAGAAATATCCGAAGTTCGCCCAGGTGGCCAGATGCGGTAATGCGGTACCGCCGCCATTCGCAGAAGCGCTGACCAGAGCGAACCTGCCGGAGTACTGCCCGGAAAAAATTAGAAAAGTTGTATAAAGTGAAAGGAGCAAAATTATGGGATTAGTATCATTTGACATTTGTAAAGGAAACCCGGGTGCACTCACATTTCTGATGAAAGCATATGACCTGGATATGTTTGCCGCAGAAAAAGGATTCACAAGGATGGAAAAAGCAGGAATAACAGGCTCATGGCTATACATGCTTTGGAATGACTGCTGTAACCGGGATACCAAAAAAGCACTCAAAGCCATGAACAAAATAGACATAGAAGTTATTAAAGACCATGTTTTCAGGCCACGCGGAATTCCGTTTGATGAACTGGAGGAACAGCAATGAAAAAGCCAGAAAAATATTTTTTCTTTTGCTCTTATAAAGAAACCGCCTTCGGGCCAGAAAGCCATGTTGTCCGGGTTTTGAAATTGGGATACAGGCGCCAATGCAGAATTGGAAAGAATGTGTATAAAGACGGTTTCGTTCCCGGGCAACAGAAAAGGTGGATGAACAAAGTGTTTGGACTACTAATTAAGTATGATAAATTTGCGTATTCCTTGCTAATTGTGCCGCGCCAAACGGATTTTAGTATGGTAAGTGTTCCTTGGATGCCGGGAGGTCAATGGTAATGAGTTTTACTGATATCTATGTCCGGGATAAATATTCCGGGAGAATCCATCGAGTTGGGGACGATGTTCACGACAGTTTCTGGGTAGATGAAAACGGCACCCTGCACTATCACAACATGCAGAACGGAGATGGCTGCATGGGCTACCATAGCGTGAATCAGGAAAAAACAGTGGATAACCCCGAAGAGTATCGGTTCGGTTTCGAATTCGTGCCGATGATGGACGGGGAACTGGATGAGCCGTATGCGACCCAGTACAAAGCGCAGAAGGAAAAAGACAAAGAATGGGAACGGATGGTACAAGACTTGCGGAAAAGAACTGCAAATGTAAAACCTGATGAAATCCCGGAAGATTTATAGTGCTACAAAGTGATATGTTGGCAGAAGGGGGTTCTGGTAATGGGGACGGTTGCAAAGGGTTTCAAAAACGAAATCACAAATAATAATCACGAACCTTTGACTGTAAAAGATTTGGCGGACATGCTCCGACAACTAACTGATGCAGGATGGGGAGACTATAAGTGTCAATATGACGATGGCGCATGCTTAATAGTTGCCATCCAAATTGGCCCTGACGGAGTATTCTTTGTTGGATATTAGGAGAAAACATGGCACAGACGATTAATGAGCAGATTGAAAAAGTTAATAAGGATTTAAGGAAAATCAAAAATCGCCTTTGGGGTGCTGCCAGAAAATATGGCAATGAGTCTTTTGGACTCGATTATGAAAATGCTGCCGGATACATAGAGTTTGCAATAGCTGATGTCAAAACAGCCAAACTCAATTTGAAATTGGCAGAGAGGCAAAAGATAAAATGCGAAAGCTGATTGTTCTGGCCGCCATCTTCTGGCAGACACTGAGCATCTCCGCTTACTGTGAGACTGGGAACCCGACTGCTTCGGGAGTATGGCCGCAAGCGTATTTAACATGCGCTGCGGACCATCTCCCATTCGGGACAAGGATTACCCTGCCGGACAAGGTTCATATTTCCGTTTGATAAAGATGTCAGCGAATGGAATCGCAGGACAGAACAAAGAACGGCAACAATGCGGCTATATGACAATTTTAGCAATGAGGTGGAATAATGAAATGTCCAAGATGTAATGGAAAAAGATGTGAACCAGATAACAGCGGATACCTTGTGTGGAGAGCATGTAAAATGTGCCAAGGTAAAGGAATAGTTCCTGATAATAACGAAAATTGGTTCTGTTCACTATCAACGGAAGAAAAAGCAAAGGTGATTGCCAATGCAACGTATTACAGTGCAATGATGGGGATTGAGATTACTGCATTGCCAAAAGAGGATGAAGTTAGGAAGTGGAAAATGTGGTTAAAACAACCACATAAGGAGTAAAGTAAATGATGTATTTAGTAGAGGGAAGAAACCCAAAAGAAACAAGGGGGCAGTATGTTCTGTCTAAGGAAGCCGCCTATGCAATCCTTGAAGAAATGAAGCAAGATTTTTTAAAAGTCAACATTTACGAAAAAGAAAACGGGGAATATAAACGCATCGAAAAATATGAACGTGAGCAAACCGAACGAGAATATCTCAATAGCCTATCAGATGAAGAATTTGCCGAATGGATATTAGGTGTGTCGGATGAATGTTTTGATTGCGGAAAAAGCGATAATGGTGATTGTCCGTTTGGCAAAGCACAAGGTGTCTGCACGTGTATTAACAGAGATTCTGTGGTTAAGTGGTTAAAACAACCACATGGTTAACACAGGAGGAATGAAATGAAAGAGAAAAAATCTTGTTTACACTGCATGAACGCAAGCGTAACGGAAGAACAGGGAGCGACGTTCTGCCTGTGTGACTTCGACACTGATTGCATTTACATTTCTGACCCGGAAAAAAATGCAGAAAAATGCCAGCGCTATGAGCGAATGGAGGATGAAAAATGAGAGAAATCAAATTTCGTGGAAAAGACACCTTTTCCGGAAAGTGGCGCTACGGGGCATACATCCCGACGGAGTTTACGGAATGGCGAGAGCCCAGCATTTTTGACGGTCATCACAGAACCGAAGTGGATGGTGAGACGCTGGGCCAGTACACCGGATGCAAAGATGTTGATGGTAAAGAAATCTACGAAGGCGATATTATAAAACGCACACTTACTCCTAAAATATGCGGTCAAGTAATATTTGGAAGTAGCGGATGGACTGTAGAATGCGGAAGTAACGAATACGAAATAAACTACTTTGGCTCAGTAAAAGTAATTGGAAATGTGTTCGATAATCCTGAATTACTGGAGGCGAAAAATGACGACACTGATTAAGCTGACATTAGCAAATAACAAAATTGATGAAAAAGGCAAAATGGGTCAAACTATCATCATCAATGCGGGATGCATTCTTCAAGCAGCAAAAAATGACTGCATCAAAGACACCACCATAGTTGAGCTGCCAGACAGGATGTTGCTGGTAAGGGAAACGATTGATGAGATTTATGACGCTGTTTGGCAGGAAGAGCATCCGATCCACCAGCAGAAAATAAATGTGACAGATGAGGTACTTGCCGAGTTAAAAAACGCAAAACCAACTTTACAAGTATTGCCGGACGAATCCAGCATAAGCTGTCCGTAAGGAGGATTAAAAAATGACGGTAAAGGATGTTTTGATTTTTTGTGGCGGTTTTGTTGCCGGCATGATTGCCCTTATCCTGCTTGCCCTGTATACGGCGTACCGAGGTAATAAAAATGTATAACCAACTGATAGAAAACAAAATTGCGGAACTCACCTTTGAAATAAACGAAGCTCACAATTACACTGCGACCCTGAACCATCTTTCAAAATTTGAGAATGCCGACCGCAAAATGGCACAAGTGTTAGGAATAAAAAATGTTTTGGGAAACGTTCATGAGGTGCTGGACGATCTGGAACGGCTTCTGATGGAAGAACAGGCAAAGGAGGAAAGATAATGCGACCTGACCACGAAGACAAACAAACTGCGATTTCCGCATATGAAAAACTGCATCAATATATATTAAACTTCTGTAATGATAAAAACTGTCTTGGATGCCCATTCTCTTACGGTGGTGCTATAGGTAACAACAGGAAAGTACAAAGTTATTATTGCTTGATAGAAGATCTGAATGGGGAATTAAAGCTAAGGGGGAGAAAGTAGTGCCAAGACCAAGAAGGTTGTTACAGTTGGATCCAAAGTACAAAGGATTCGGGTTCGCCTGCCCATGGTGCGGCCGGGGCGTGATCCGAACCAAGGGCCTGCAATATTGTGCCGTATGTGGCGGCATGGTAGATAACGACATTACAGAGCCGGCTCCGGAAAAAATGAAAATCAAGTGTGATCGAAAAGCGTCATGGAGGTGAGAAAATGCATGCAGGTTTAATGGCAATCCCAGCTCTGATTCGTGGAATGGTGGGAAACAGTTATTCGGACGGCCTTTGTGTGCCAGGTTCTCTCGGCACTCCGCAGAAGTATTTCGGTATGATGATGGAAAGGCGCAGGAAGGCCAAACGTCACAAACCGAAACGCACAGGGCGTAGAAGAAAATGAGAAACCACAAGTCGGTATTATTTCTAAGAGGTGGCGGGATTGTATTTGGCAGAAAAACTGAACGACCATTTCGATAAGGTTCAAAATCTGAATGAGGCAAAGGAACTGTACGCCACAACAGAGGCGAAGATGCTTGGCGCCCAAGCACTCACCGGCATGCCACACGGAACAGGCGTCAGCGACAAGGCCGGGGCGTTAGCGGCAGCGCTGGCGGATATCTCTGCCCAGATTGCCATTCTGAAAAATAAGGTGAAGGAAACAGAGCCATTTGTGGAAGCTTATGTGAACAGTATTGATAGGCCGACATTAAGGCTGATTTTCCGATATCACTATCTTTACGGTCTTTCATGGACTGAAATAGCAGATATTTTAGGCCCTGGAACATCGGCAGAATCTGTACGGATGAGGTGTGACCGCTACCTCAAAAAGAAGGCGTCACCGTTCGCCACCGTTCTCTAGCGTTCTTAAATGTTCGCCACCGTTCGCAAATGTTCGTTGCAGTGCGCCTTGTTCTGTGATATATGTAAAATTGCAAAATCTAATCAAAGCCAAACGGCCTTCCCGGATCATCCGGGAGGGCCGTTACTATTTACGGAAGGAGGCTATTTTGCGCCGTGTTATCTCCTTGCACGGCGACGGGACAGCACTAAGCCGCTACGCCAGGCGGTCCGATGTGTGGGTCTTAGTCAAAATTAAGGAGGATTTGCTGATGTTATCAGTAAAAGCAAAATTTCATATTCTTTATCACGCACTAAGCCGCTACGCCAGGCGATATGATGAAATACCCGGATTGGACACCGGGTTTTCTTATGCCGAAGCGGTATTGTCTGCCATTCTCAGCCGCTTCGGCAACCTCCGGAAGGAGGTGCCGGCGCCATGAGCGAGATGAAAATCGTAAAACGCAATCTTTCAGACTTGCGCCATCCTGATTTGAATTCACGCAAGCATCCGGAAAAACAAATCCGGGAACTGAAACGTTCAATTCAGAAGAATGGACAAACCCGCCTATTGGTGATTGACGAAAACAACGTCATCTGGATTGGCAATGGACTTTATCAGGCCATGACGGATCTGGGCATGACAGAAGCACACTGCCTTGTAAAAGAGGGAATGTCAGAGACCGACAAAAAGAAAATGATGGTTTCCGACAACCGGATTTTTGACCTTGGCGTAGATGATTCGGACGCACTGGAACAACTGCTCCGGGATTTTGATGACCTGGATGTGCCGGGTTATGAAGAAGAGCTGCTGCGGACGCTGACGGATACCATGCCTGGTGTTGATGACCTGTTAGGCCGTGACCAGCAGGAAGAAATCAGGTACGCAAAGGAAGCATATGAGAAGAAATACGCAGAAATGGAAGCACAGGCCCCGGCAGAGGAAAAACCGGACGAAGGTGACTCTGATGACGATGATTTCGACATCGAAGCGGAACTGAAGAAGCCATGCATCACAAAACCATGTGACTTTTGGCTACTGGGCAGGCACCGCCTGTTCTGTGGCGACAGCACGGATGCGAAAACCTATAAATGGTTGATGGGCACACTGAAGGCAAACCTGGTAGTGACGGACCCGCCCTACAATGTTAATTACGAAGGGACAGCAGGGAAGATTCAGAATGACAACATGGAGGACGACAGCTTCTATAAATTCCTTCTCGCAGCGTTCCGGAACATGGAACGGGTGATGGAAGATGACGCCAGTATTTATGTGTTCCATGCGGATACCGAAGGGCTGAACTTCCGGAAAGCGTTCACGGATGCCGGCTTTTATCTGTCCGGTACCTGCATCTGGAAGAAACAGAGCCTGGTGTTGGGACGTTCCCCGTACCAATGGCAGCATGAGCCGATTCTGTTCGGGTGGAAAAACAAGGGACTGCATCGCTGGTATGCAGGGCGAAAGGAAACCACCATCTGGGAGTACGACAAGCCTTCCAAGAATCCCTACCATCCGACCATGAAGCCTGTGGCGCTCTTGAAATATCCCATCCTGAATTCAAGCATGTCGAACAGCGTCGTACTGGACCCGTTCGGCGGCAGCGGTTCCACACTGATTGCCTGTGAGCAGACCGGGCGCGTCTGTCATATGATTGAGCTGGACCCGAAATACTGCGATGTGATTGTGAAACGTTTCATCGAGCAGGTTGGCAGCTCCACGGCTGTGAGAGTCGTCCGGGACGGCCAGACCTTCAGTTTTGACGAACTGGAGGCCCAAAATGCGGACGATTAAGCTGGGCAGTTTGTTCGACGGGTCAGGAGGCTTTCCCCTGGGCGGCATCTTGGCAGGAATCCAGCCGGTATGGGCTTCGGAAATCGAGCCGTTCCCCATCCGGGTGACGACAAAGCGCATGCCATTCATCAAACACTATGGGGATGTAAACAAACTGTGCGGGGATGAAATCGAACCAGTGGACATCGTCACATTCGGTTCACCCTGCACCGACCTTTCCATTGCGGGCAAGCGGGAAGGACTGGAAGGAAAACAGTCCGGACTGTTCCACCAGGCAATACGCGTGATAAAAGAAATGAGGAACAAAACAAATGGAAAATATCCATCATATATCGTCTTCGAAAACGTCCCCGGCGCCTTTTCCAGTAACAAAGGCGAAGACTTCCGGGTCGTCCTCGAAGAAATCTGCAGGATCTGCGACAGTAAAATTTCAATTCCTGGATTTAAGAAGTGGCAACCGGCAGGAGATATCGTGGGCGACGGGTTCTCAGTTGCCTGGCGAGTTCTTGAGGCGGACGCTTGGGGGGTGCCCCAGAGAAGAAAACGTATCTATCTTGTCGGACATCTTACTGGCGATCGTGCCGGCAAAGTACTATTTGAGTCGGAGGGCGTGTCTGGGTATTCTGCACAGGGCTTTCGTTCGTGGCAAAGAACTGCCTGCTATACTGAGGGTAGCGCTGGAAAGACAGGCGGCGTTATCTGCCTGAATGACCAGGGCGGAGCCGTCATCAGCGTGACGGAAGGCGTGACCTGCACACTCCGGGCCGAAGCGCATCACCCTCCTTTGGTGATGTCGGCAGCGGGATTCTGCACGGAGCATTCCGCAGATTCCAGGGACATCGGGTATGAGGAAGAAAAGGCACCGACGCTGCGCGCCGGGAAAGTTCATGCTATCCTCTATGAAAACCACTCGCAGGACACCCGGTTCACCGGCCCCATGGAAAAAGCGCCATCTGTACTGGCCACTTACGGGACCGGTGGGAACAACCAGCCGTTTGTCGTACATCAGGATGTTTTCGGCATCGGCTCCATGGACAGCGAAGGAATGAAATCGGACAATCCCCATGCCGGGATATACGAGGCAAGGACATCCCGGACGCTGGATGCCCAATGTGGTAACCCGTCCTGCAACCAGGGCGGCATTGCCGTGGTGGAGACGGTGAAGACATTTGATATCCGGCAGTCCTCGGATGGGACGCAGAACATGCGGAACCACGCATACGAAAGTGACACCTGCAGATGTGTTGACCGGGGCGGCAACATGCCAGGGAGCAACCAAGGCGGTATTGCTGTGGTAACTATTAAGGAACCTACATACTGTGCCAGCAAAAACTCACACTTCACGCATGCCATGAAAGAAAAGACCGGCTCACTGGTGGCCACTGATTACAAGGACCCGCCGTGCATCAATGTGGATTACGCAGTACGAAGGCTGACGCCGACGGAATGCGCCAGGCTCCAGGGCTTCCCTGACTGGTGGTGCGACGAACTGGAAACACCGGAACCGACAGAAGAAGAGATAAACTTCTGGGCGGACGTGTTCGAGACGCACCGTATTGTGATAGGAAGGGCCAAAAAGCCGAAGACCCAGAGACAGATCATCAAATGGCTACGGAAGCCTCACACCGATTCTGCGGAATACAAGATGTGGGGAAACGGGGTCGCGCTTCCCTGCGTGTTTTTTGTGCTGGCAGGAATCGCGTATTATTTTGAAAAAACAACTTGACTTTTGCAGGATTTTGAGATACGAATCCTTCTCCGATTTATTATAAAAAGCCTTTAAAAATATATCTAAAAATTACAAAATATAACTTGACTTTATGTGCGTTTAGAGTGATATATACACTAACCAAAAAAGAAGGAGGTTCACAAGATGAACATTAAAACCAACGCACAGGGCAAGGACAGAAAGAACTTAGTAAGCCAGATGGCAGAGATTTTAGGGACGAAGGCAACCTACAACGGGGCGCCGAAGTTCACATACACAGTCGGCGACTACACGATAGAGCGCGACGGAAGCCTGACGGTAGAGGAAGGAACGAAGATTGATACATTGGTTGCAGAACTCAGGAACCGGGGATTTGAGGTCGAAGCGCCTGAAACCGAGAATCAGGAAACGGCAGCGGAAGAAAAAACCGAACCCAAGGCCGAAGAAGAAATGACGATGGATTCCTGGACCCTCACGATGCCGAGGGCGGATTTTACGGACGCCCAGATCGACAACCTCGAAAAGATTCTGGCCAGCAAAGCGAGCCTGATCAAGAAGGCGCTGGATTGCGACGACCCGGTTGTGATCCTCACGGAAGACCGGGTGGCCTTCCCTTGGTTCAAGCGGATGCTTGGCAGCAGGGAAAGCATGGCGGTGATGCACTTCATCACAAGCCTTTGCAGGATGGCCAAAGCCTCCAAGCGGGTCACTGCCAAAGAGAAGGAAGTACCGAATGACAAATACGCCTTCCGGTGTTTCCTCCTCAGGCTCGGGTACATCGGGCCGGAATACAAGGAAATCCGCAAGCGCCTTTTGGAAAGGCTGAACGGGTCCAGCGCGTTCCGCACGGAAAAGAAAGAAGCCGAAGCGGCGGAAAGCGTGGCCTGAGATGAAGATGATAAGCAAGAAAGTGGTTCAGGGGATTAAGGAAACATACCCGAAGGGGACGCGGGTCGAGCTGGTCAGCATGGATGACCAGCAGGCTCCGCCTCCGGGTACACGGGGTACGGTTGTCGGGGTGGACGATACAGGCAGCCTCCTGATGCGGTGGGACAACGGCTCAAGCCTGAACGTCCTTTACCAGATGGACACGGTGCGGAAGCTGCACCCGGTCAAAACCATTTGCTACAGGGAAGAAACGCTGTGGGAAGACAGCTACGACGCGCTGAAATATTTCCTGCAGGCCATGAACGAGACCGACGGCAGCGAACGGGAACGTTACACCAACATCCACACTAAATTGATGATGGGAATGGAGGTGTGCAGCGATGACCGATAAAGTACGCGAACAGATCCTGAAGATAAGGGACGAAGGCAAGACGAACATGCTGGACACCTACATGGTCCAGCGGCTCGGCCTCGACCATCACTTTTACGACATGGTCATCTTTATCGAAGAGAACCGCGCCGAGTACGTGAACTTCATCCTTTACGGGGATGAGCAAAGCCGTAGGGAAGATGCGAAGACACGATTTGAAAAGGAATACGCCATGGTCATGGAAGGCGACGACAAAACGGAGAGCATCATCTTGCGGCGCAGGCAGGAAATAAAAAGCCTGACGGAAGAAGGACGCAGGTGCCGGAACGGTTTCCGGATGCAGTGCATTAGGCAGGATTTGGAACGGCTCGAGCATGAACTGGAAATGTTGGTAGATTTGATTTAAAAGAAGATTGAAAAAGGCTTCCGGCACGGGAGCCTTTTTCAGTTGTTTTTGAAACAGACGGAGACAGTAGTTTAGCGCAGGTGATTTTGATGGCGGGGAGGCCGTGTACAAACATTGACAAGGAGCAGTTTGAAAAGCTGTGCGGGATCCAGTGTACGCTGGAAGAGATTGCCGGCTGGTTCGGATGCAGCCAGTCCACGATAAAGCGATGGGTACAAAAGACCTATGCGGATGGCAGTGGGAAACCGTTAAATTTTGAACGGGCATATAAAAAGTATTCCGCACCGGGCAAAATCAGCCTTCGCCGGGCACAGTTCCGGCTGGCGGAGAAGAGCGCGGCCATGGCCATCTTCCTTGGCAAGCAGTACCTTGGCCAGAAGGACGACCGGCACGATTACAACGAAGAACTGCTGAAGCTGAAGAAACGGGAGCAGGAACGGAAGGAAGAGGGTTGGTAACATGGCACAGTCATGGGCGATGGCCCTGTACCAGTCAAGGCAGTGGAGGGAACTGCGGCAGGCGCTTATCCTGCAACGTGGCCTGCATTGTGAAGAGTGCGGGCGTTTGGTGACGCACCCGTCCGGGCTTATCGGTGACCACGTCCAGGAACTGACACCTGAGAACGTGAACGACCCGGCGATTGCCCTCAACCCGGACAACGTGCGGCTGATCTGTGAGGACTGCCACAACAAGAAGCATAAGCGGTTCGGCTACAACTCGAAGGCCGTGTACATCATTTACGGCGCTCCATGCAGCGGGAAGACCACGATGGCCAACCACCTGCGCCTGCGTGGGGACATCCTGGTGGACATGGACCGGCTATACCAGGCGATATCCTGGTGCTCTCTCTATGACAAGCCGGACAACATCCGGACGGCGGTATTCGCTGCCAGGGACGCCCTGCTTGATGTTGTGAAGACACGCAACGGCCAGTGGCTCGATGCGTACATCATCGGCGGGTATCCGCACAAGGCCCAACGTGAGTCCCTTGCAAGGAAGCTGGGGGCGCAGCTGATTTATTGCGAAGCGACCAAAGAGGAGTGTGAGGCGCGGGCATTGGAACGCGGCGCTCATGCCAACGATTGGAAAAAATACATTGACAAGTGGTTCGATGAGTTCGAGCCATGACCGGGCATCCCCCCCGGTTCGGGTGGCCAACCCCTAAGGCTCCGAATCGGGGAGGGAACCTTTTTACAATCCGCACGGAAAATTTCACTTTTCTGATGTGGATTTTTTGTTTGGGAGTGAACATGGAAAACCAGGAGAAGTACGACAAAAGCAAGCAAGAATATGACAGAATCCGTAATCTTTTCCAAGATGCTGACGAAAGGCTGCTGAATTTGCTGGATGGCGTGATTTGGGAAGCGGCCAGGTGCAGGGCGGAACTGGATGAACTGCAGGAAATCGCTGCGGCGTCCGGCCTGATTCTGGTTGACAGGAAAAATCCGAGGCGGCAAAAAGAACTGCCCGTCAGCCGGCAAATGACCAGAGTGCGGGCCAGCTACCTGAACCACATGACAAGGCTGGCCAAAGCGTTAGGACAGGTGGCACCGGATGAAGAAGAATTTGGACTCGAAGACTACGAATAAACCATTGCTTGCGCCCTACCCTTCCTGGATTCATATATACTGGCAGAAAATATGTGCCGGGGAAATCATCGTCTGCCGGCGAATCAAACAGAACATTGCCCGCCTGCTTGCGGACTTTGAGAACCCGGAAATATATATCGACCTTGCGGAGTCACAAAAGCGGATACAGTTCATCCAAAACGAATGCAAACTGTATGAGGCTCCGTTCGCGGGGAAACCATTCCGGTTGGAACTGTTCCAGAAGGCCATCATTGAATCGATTTATGCCATAAAGGTGTGGAGCGATGAGGCTGGCCGTTATATCCGTAAATACCACGATGTGCTGTTGATGTTCGGGCGAAAGAATGGAAAGACGCCTTTGTCATCTGCCATCAGCCTGTCGGAATTTGTCTGCGGTGAGATGGGCACCAAGGTGCTGTTCGGTTCCAATGATTACGACCAGGCAGATTTGGCCTTCCAGGCTGCGGATGCCATGAGGGAAGAGTCTCCCAAGATTGCACGGTGCACCCGGCGAAATAACAAGGGGATTTATTTCGGGAACCCGAAGCACAAACGTTCCAAAGGGAAATTTTCCTATCATAACAAGGGCAGCATCCGGAAGATATCTGCTCACGGAAAAAACAAGGAAGGCCGTAACATAAAGGTCGGCGTGGTGGATGAAGTCCATGAGATGCAGGACAATTCCCTGGTCGCACCCATCAGGCAGGCGCTGTCTACCCAGGAAGAGCCCTTATATTTTGAAATCACCACAGAGGGCTTTACGGATGACGGGTATCTTGACCAGCGCCTGGCGGAAGCAGAGAAGGTGTTGGATGGGGAAATTGACCGGCCTGACTGGGTAATCTGGTGGTACTGCCAGGACAGTGAAGAGGAAGTCTGGCAGGATGAATCGTCCTGGATTAAAAGCAATCCGGGACTGGGTGTCATAAAGAAAGTGTCCTATCTGCGCAAGCAGGTAGATGAAGCGCGGATTAACTCTTCTACCCGTGCGTTTGTCCTTTCCAAGGACTTCAACATAAAACAAAACAGTGCTGTAGCCTGGCTGGATGTCGGTGACATTGAAAACACAGCGACATTTGACCTGTCCATGCTTGCTGGCAAGCTGTCCATGGGCGGGGTCGATTTGGCGGAGACGACAGACCTGTGCTCTGCGAGACAGCTCATCGAAACGACGGACCCTGTGAACGGGTACCGTCGTTTTACGTTCGGCATGTATTTTATTCCGGAGGCAAAGGCCGACGCAATCCTGGAGGACAACAACCTTAACCCGGAACGGAAGAACTACCGGGAATGGGAACGGCAGGGCCTTGTCACCATCTGCCCTGGCAATGAGGTAGACGATGAAATGGTAGTCAACTGGTATGTCCAGATTTACCAAGCCTTCGGGATCATCCCGTACAAAGTCGGTTTTGATAACTGGCATTCCAGGGCGTTCAAGAACAAGTTTTCCGAGAGTTTTGGCGAGGACGTTCTGGAACGTGTGGGCATGGACTTCATGAGCCTTTCGGGGCCGATGCGGGCACTGGAAGCAGACCTGAAACACAAGGCACTGAATTTCAACAACAACGAAATGGACAGGTGGTGCTTGAAAAACACAGCTGTCAAAACCAACAACATCGGACTGATCATGCCCGTGAAAAAATACGGCACATCAAAGAACCGCATTGATGGCGCGCTGTCGGGAATTATAAGCTATGCGGTTTTAGGCCGGTTCCGTTCAGAGTATCGGTCGTTGCAGATGATGAGGTGAGAAATGGTTACTAATTATTTGTCAAAAGCTGTCCAGGCATACCGGAACTGGAAGTACAAAGGCATGATGCAGGGCATCTTCAGTGATAGCAGTCCGGTGTTCACCAGTTTCGGCAAGGATATCTATGCGAGTGATGTGGTCAATAACTGCATTGACCGTATCGCTACTGAGATTTCCAAAATGAACGTGATGTCTGTTGTGGAGACTGAAAGCGGAATCCGTATACAGAATGACGATATCACAAAATTGTTCCGGTTCAGGCCTAACCCGTTGCAAAGCACACCGGACTTTCTGGCTTCCTGCGTATGGCTGCAGCGGAAGATGATGCACTGCTTTATCTTCCCGCAGTGGGAAGAAATCACGGACAAATATGGGAACACGTTCCGGCGGTATACGGCGTTCTACCCTTTGAACCCTGTCAGCGTGGAAATGGGACTGGACCGTGATGATGGAAGGACATGGCTTATCCGGTTCTTTTGGAAAGACGGCGGGCAGGACACGTTGCCATACAGTGACATCATCCACCTGAAGTGGCGCCGGGGGACCAACCTGATTGTTGGCGGCGGTAACGACCAGGGCGGTCCCGATACACAAGACATCCTGAAGGCGTGTACGAACCTCCATGAAACCATGGAAGGCCTGCCGCTTAGTATTGCCGCTTCCCTGAAGCTCAACGGGCTGTTTATTACCAAGACACTGGTCGATAAGGACAAGCTGAAGGCGGCAAGGGACGACTTTGAAAAACACATCATGAAGTCAAAGATGGGCATCGCCGCCATTGACCTTGCCGGCGAGTTTGTCCCGATAACTTCCCGCCAGGCGGTCATCCCGAAAACAGCCATGGACTTCTTTAAGTCCATCATCCGGCAGCGGTTCGGTGTCAGCGAAGAAATACTGGACGGGTCCTTTAACGGTGACCAACACGCTGCCTTTTACCAGGCATGCATCGAAGATTTTATCGAGGAATTCCAGAAAGCGGCGTCCGGGGTGCTGTTCACTCCACGGGAGCAGGACATAGGGCACCGGATTCGGTGCTACTACAACAAGGTCGAGTATTACAGTACCGCAGATAAAATCCAGCTTGCGACCATCGCCCACAATACCGGCATCATGACGTTAAACCAGATTAATGAGATGTTCGGCATTGAGCCTTTCGAGGGAGGGAACCGCAGGCTGCAGTCTTTGAACTATGTGAATGTTGAACTGGTGGACAAATACCAGCTGGGTGCGAAAGGAGTAAAAACAAATGCCAAGCCAGATGCTCAAGAAAGCGATGAATGATTTAGATGTATGCCGGCGCAGGTATGTGGGGCAGGAATTCCGGGCTGCTGATGAGGGTGGTGAAAAACACCTGACAGGCCATCCGGCTGTGTTTAATTCCACGACCGATATTGCCGGATATTTTGAAGAGATTATTGAGCCGGGTGCGTTTGACGGGTGCGACCTGACGGACGTGCCGTTTTTTGTGAACCATCGGGATAATAAGATCCCACTGGCCCGCAGCCGGAACAACAACGGGAACAGCACGATGAAGCTGTCAATAGATTTAACCGGGCTGGCCATGGATGCCAGGGTTGATACGGAAAACAATCAGGAAGCCCGTGCAGTGTACAGCGCTGTCGAGCGTGGGGACATTTCAGGAATGAGTTTTAGTTTCCGGGTGAAAGAGCAGATCTGGGAGAACCTGGACACCCGGTATCCCACCCGGCGAATCAAGAAGATCTCCAAAGTGTATGAAGTATCTGCCGTGAATGACCCGGCATATGAAGATACCGATATTTCCGCCAGGGACAAGGAGGCACTGGAGAGTGCCCGCGCTGCGCTGGAGAGCGCACGGTCCAAAGAACTGGATAGTTCGAAGCAGGCTGAGATATATAAGCTGAAAAATGAAATTTTATGTAAATGATTAAGGAGGAAAAAATGAAAGACAAATTTATGAAGATGCTGGCCGCGAAAGAAGCCAAAAGGGCTGCATTGCAGAAACGCAGCAAAGACACGGAAGACATCAAAGAGCTCCGCTCCATCAATGAGGAGCTGACCGGCCTGAACGCCGAAATCGATGAACTGCGCGGCATGATCGCTGACTGCGAAAAAGAAGAACGCGCTGACGAGGAAAAAGCGAAAGCTGAGGCCGAAGCCAAAGCGAAAGCTGCAGCGGAAGAAGAAGCCCGCACCAAAGCCATGAAAGAGGCCGAAGAAAATGAAAAGCGTTCCAAGGAATACACTCCGGGCAAAGGCTTTGAAAGCCGTGGCCGTGTGGAACTCGGTGAAACCGAGTCCAAAGAAGAGCGCGCCAAAATGGAAGAACGCGGCAAGAACCTGAAAGAAGGCCGTGCTATCACCGTAGCTTCCAGCAATGTAGTAGTGCCTAAACATTTCTCTGATACTATTAACGGTACTTTCCTGCAGGTTTCCAATCTGCTGGATGCGGTTCATGTGATTCCGCTGAATGGCGGCGAATCCTATCGCCAGCCCTTTGAAATTGCAACAGCCGATGCCGGGTATAAAGGTGAAGGCGCTGCTTACCAGGAAGCGGAAACCACTTTCGGCTATTCCGATATCAACAAGGCCAAGATTACTGCGTACAATGAGATTACCGAAGAAGTTGAAAAACTGCCGGCAGCTCCGTATGCAGATATTGTGCTCGGCGGTGTAAGCCGTTCCCTGCGTAAGAAACTGGCCAAAGAAATCATGGTAGGCGCCGGTAACACCAACACCCTGTGCGGCATTTTCAATGCGTCCACGGATGTAATCCCGGCCGCTTCCGACCTGTCCATCTCTTCCATTGACAACACCACTCTGGATACCATCGTCTACAGCTATGGCGGTGATGAAGCCGTGGAAGGTTCCTGCGTCCTGATCCTGAACAAGAAGGACCTGGCTGCGTTCTCCCGTCTGCGTACTACGGACGGCAAAAAATTCCATACCATCATTCCTTCCGCAAATGGCGGTTCCGGAACCATTGATGGCATTCCGTACATCATCAACAGTGCCTGCGGTGCGCTGTCCGCGCCCGGCACGGCTGCGAACACCTACTGCATGGCGTACGGCAACCTCAAGAACTACCAGCTGGCGATTTTCTCTGATATCGACATCAGGAAATCCGAAGACTACAAGTTCAAGGAAGGCATGATTGCCCATAAAGGCGTTGTGTTTGCCGGCGGCAACGTTGTGTCTTACAAGGGCTTTGTCCGTGTAAAAAAAAACAGCTGATAATTCCTGACACGTTCAACCGGGCTGAACCGGCTGATGTTGTGATTGATGCGGAAAACGCGACTGTTACCGGAGTAAAACTGGGTAGCGGTACCGTTGATTCCTCGAACTATACCATCGCACAGGACGGCCACTCCGTGACCATCAAGAAAGAATATCTTGCCACCCTGTCCAATGGTGAAAAGACGTTCAGCGCGATGGCCGGGGATACCGCCTGCGTGGTTGGCACGGTGACCATTTCCGGCTCCGGCAGCGCAAGCTTCAGCAAAGCGGCTGCCGCTGACGTCACGGTTGCACTGGCCGATGTGACTATCACCGGTCTGAAGAATGGTGATAGCGCAGTAAGCTCGGAGAACTATGAGATTGCGACAGGCGCTCACAGCATTACCATCGACAAGGATTACCTGTCCACGCTGGACAACGGCGATGTGACTTTCCATGTGCTGTATGGCGACGCCGGGGACTTCACCTTTGTGGTGACGGTTGGCGCCTGACGAATTAACTGTAAAAAAACTGCGCTCAGAAATGGGCGCAGCTTTCATTTAGGAGGATGAACTATGCAAGCAACATCGTCTGATGTCACGGCAATTATGGGGCTGATCCGGTTGGAAGATGACTCGAAGGAAACAGTCAGCATAATCCGCAATCATGTTGGTTCGGCGGAAGTGTATCTGCGCAATGCGGGTATAAGACCGGATTATTCCAATGACCTGTACCTGGATCTTGTGGCACAGTATGTAGGAATAAAATATGACGCACCGGAAGGGGTCGGTGGCGCGGCATTGTTTAATCCGACTTTTATCGGCCAGGTCGAACAGGTGCGACTGGCCTTACAGGAGGCAGGGGAAACATGATTTTTAATAATTATAAAGAAATTGAGATTGGTGGCAAGAACTACAAACTTAAATACACTGTGAAGGCGTTGCATGCTGTTGAGCGTGATCTTTCGTCTGGTAATATTCTGGTTTTGCTGCGGATGACCGAACAGAATATCCCGCCGAATATGACGGACATGTATGTTATGTTCAAGCATGCGTTTCTGGCAGGAAATCCGGGCCGCTGGTCGGAAGAGGATGTTGAGGATATTTATCTTACTGCTGTCAATGAAAGGTCTGTGGTCGAGTTGCTCCAGCTTTGCCTTACTGCACTGAAAATCAGTGGTGTTATGGGCCGCCAGACGGATCCAAAAAAAGCAGAGGCAGCGCAAGCGTAAGTCCTGGCCGAACGTTTTCCCGTGTCTCGGATTTGATTGAAGCGTTGGAGCCTCTGGCTCTTGGAGAACTGAACCTGACTCCGGAGCAGTTTGCGGGGTACACTGTATTGGAACTGGACGCGATGTTTGACGGATATATCCGCCGGCAGGAAAGACTGGAAGATCTGTTCATCCTCTACTCTGCACTGCCTACCTACCGCGGTGCATACGGGAGGAAGGCCCCGAGTTACCGGAAGCTGACGCAGCACCGACGGAAAAACGGGAACCCCGTTCAGATGGATGAGAATCTGGCAGAATACTGGGAACCGATCCTAAGGGAAGAGGAGGCGAAGTTGCATGAAGCACAATCCGCGAGAACTGAACCGTCGCATAGTGCTGTTGCGGCCGAGTGTGCCGGTGAGGGATGAGCTTGGCGGAATCCAAACGGCAACCCATGCAGCAGCGTTGTCCCTTTTTGCTAAGGTTACAGCCAGAAGCCAGTCAAGACAGCAAATAGTTGGGGATTTTGTGACTGTCGATACACGATTCTTTCTGGTACGGGATATACGTCGTATCTGTCCTGATATTGATGCGACCTGGCGAATTCGTTTTAGGAATTATATCTGGATCATTAATGATATCCAGATGCTGGATGACGAGTCCCCTCCGTATACACAGATTACAGCTACCGCAGTGAATAGTTCTGGGGGTGTCGTATGAGTACAAGTGAGGCGGTCTACAGAATCCCGTTTCGTGCTGCAACCAAGGCCCTTCTGGAGGTGTTGGAAAGCTGTACGGAATTAGATTTGAACTGGTTTGATGGTGGTACTTCGCCGGAAGCGGTGCATAATTCGTACAAGCAACAGGCTGAGTTCGCTTATGGCATCTTCGCGAATTCTGATGTGGGGATTCCTGATAATAAAAGCGTGATTCTTTGGGATTTTTGGCTGGATCTTGAGATTTATAGTAATTATAAAGGCAGGCTTGTAGTTGCCCAGAAGATAGAAACACTGATCAATTATTTAAGCAGTGAATCCGGTTTTGGACAGCTTTGTACCAAACTGAGCAACAGCGGTTATAAGCTGCTGTCGATTGACTTAGGGCAAATGCATTTTGGTCTGCCTGTACATGGTGATTATGGACTGTGGCAGAATGGCAGTGTCCCCTTGATACTGCATCTTGAACAGTCTTCAGTTGATGAGGAAGAGGTGAATAACGAATGACAACAATTGCAAAAGCGAATTACCCGGCCAGAACAACAAGTCAGGGTGTACCGGGGAAGGATTTTATAGCCTTTGTCAATTACGGTGAAAATGCTTCAGCGGCTTCTCCTGTGTGGAATATGCTGGGTGGTACTAACAATGACAATTTAGGTATTGCTGCGGAGGTTTCTACCCAGCAGACTAAAGAGTCTGGCTTCTGGCAGGAAGGGGCCGTATCAGGGAAGTCTGGTGAATATTCTACCGAGATGGTCTGCCTGCGGGACAATCTGGCGCAGCAGGTGATTGAGGAATTTATTTATAATGATGAGGTCACGTCTGAAAAGGGCGCGCTGCATATGGCTCTCGTTGACAAGGTGTCCAAAGATTACAAAGAGTTTTGGATTATCCCGACAAGTTGGGAGTTGGCTGCAGAGGCGGGAGATCTGGCTACTTATTCGTTCTCTGGAACAGTCGTCGGTACCCCCTTAAAGAAAACCGGGTTTACGTTACCGTCGTAATTAAGTTTTATGAGGAGGAGCGCAGACCTATTCAGGTCTGCGCTTTTTATACAATATGGGAGCTGTGTTAACATTACGGGATCTTAGTGAAAAAGTGCAGGAATATATGCGACGTGGTTACCAGCAAGATGTTTATGCCGCTTGCCGGGAAGCGCAAAAGGCAACCAGGGACTTTATCGCACGTACACATCCTTCTACTGCGTTTGGCGGTAAAAAGCTGGCTGGTAGTCAGATTATTATCGGCAAATACGATATTGAAGCGTCCCGGGTGGTTGCGAATATTTATGCCAACTATTTTTCGCGTTGGTATAACACGGGCGCATTTGGGCGGATCATAAAATACGGTTATCGCCGAGGGATTAAAGGGCCGGAATATCCGGCTCGTGGCAGTTATTTTGAGAGTAACAAGGCAGCTATTGTTGATTATTTTAATATTCAAGTAGAACGTTATTTAGAAAGACATGTGAAATTATAAAGCGGGTGGTATAAATGGCTGATGCAAAGATTTCTATACAGACCGAAGCCAAGAATGAAGGGCTTGAGAAGCTGCAGCACGCCTTAGCAGAAGGGCAGCAGAGTGTTGTTGCTATGACCAAAGAACTGCGCGACCTGGAAAAGGCAACCAAGTCCGGAACCCAGGCCACAAAGGAACAGGCGGAGGCTATGATCGGCCTTCGGCAGGCCATTAATGCCCAAAAAGCAGAAAATAGTGCTTATAGCAAAGAGATTGGCAAGACCGTTGGAGAAATCAAAGCCAGTGTAAAAAGCATGGCCGATGCGGATAAAGGTGCCAGAGGTTTGGCCAGTGCTTTTAAATTGACAGAGGGCTTTACGACAGCTTTCTCGGTGGCTATTGGATCTTTGGCGTCAAACATTGTTACCGGTGCTGTATCTGCCATGACTGAGTTTGCCGGGCAGGTTGCTACTTTGGGCGCTCAGATGCAACAGAATGTTGCGCATCTGGCGGCAATGACCGGCAGCATACAGCTTGCGACTGAAGCTCAGCGGGTATTGAATGATGTGTACCGGAACACTAATTTCCAGGAAGGCGCTGTTATGAACATGGGCGAACAGCTCATGCGCATGGGTTATTCCGCACAGAATGCCGCAGGCCTTATCCAGTTATGTGCTGATGCTGCAGCAGGTTTGGGAACAGGACAACAGGGCGCCCAGCAGTTGGTCGATGCTATCAGCCGGATGCAGGCGGTCGGGGAACTGACCAATAAGCAAATGCAACAGCTTGCTATGGCTGGTGTGAATATGGATGCCGCGTTCAAGTCCCTGGGCCTGACCGGCAAGGAAGCCATGGAGGCTGTCAAAGACGGGACGCTGGACAGCCAAAAAGCTATTGGCGCACTGACCGACTATCTGCATCAGTATGACGGGAAGATGGCAGAATCAAAAAACAACACCATTGATGCCTGGGGCGATGTGACAGGTAATCTGTCAACGATGTGTGCTGAGATAGGGAACAGTATTTTTGATGCTTTTAATCAGTCCGAAATTGTGCAGGAACTGATTGGTTTCACGCAGTCTCTTGTGGATATGGTGCGTTCTGATGCACCGGGTGCGTTTACAGATCTGAAAGCGATTGCTGGTGAAGTCCTGGACTTTATTGGTGGTCTGCTGGGGTTTGTTCTGGACGCTATCAAGCTGATCATTGTTATCCTGCATGATGCATATGCGGCCTTTAAATCGTTTGGCGCCAAGGTGGTCGATGCTATACGGCCTGCCGTAGACGCGGTTATGGCTTTGTATGATGCTGTTAAGGCCGTCATGAGTTCCATTGGCAAAAACTTTGGCGCTGAGGTAGGGAGGAGTTGGAGCGCAACCTTCGGTTCCAATCTTGAACCGGAAGAGCGTGCTGAACGTCAAAGCGCGAGGGCAGCCAATAATTTCCAACAGCGTTCTTACGGCGGCGGTGGCGGTCGTTCCGGAGGAGGCGGTGGCGGCGGTTCTGCAAAAGCCCAGCTTTCCGAAGAAGAAAAGGCCATTGAAGCTGTTATTAAGAAATATGCGGATGCTGAAAAACAGAAATGGAATCTTGCCAAGGCGACACTGGAGCTTGCCAAGGTCAACATGTCCATGCTGGTTGGGGATGAAAAGGCGGCGGAAGCACAGCGGATAAAGCTGGAAGCCCTGAAAGATGCCCACGATAAACTTATTGAAGGCTATGAGCATGAGCTGGAGCTGGCTACGAAAATTAAGGATGCTGATACCCGGGATAAAACGGTGAAAAGCATCCAGGATCAAATTCAGGCCGAAAATGACTTATACGCTGCCAGAACAAAAGCGGTCCTCTTTGAGGATAGCTTTAAAGACCTTCAGGAACAAAGTAAAAGTATCATTGATATGGCCTTCGGTGATCCGGAAGATGTGCGGCCTAAGATTGAGAAGATTAAGGAAAACCTTGTGACGGCCATGCAGGAAGTAGATGCGGCTGTTGCTAATCCGGATCCGGAGGCACAGGTGAATAACCTGGCAAAGCTATTACAGATCACTCCGGAGGCCTTGCAGGAGGAACTTGCGGTAAAAGGACAGAGCATTACAGATTTTGCTGAACAGTATAAAACGGCGTTGGCTAACACGGCAGCAGCAGAAGCCCAGAGTATCACCTCGGCGCAGCAGTGGCATGACCGGCTGAAAAGCTATGCGGTTGATGTCGGAAAGAATATGGGTAATGCCCTCACGGATTGGATCACGGGTGCGAAGACCGCATCCGAAGCCATGAAAGATTTTGTAAAGGATTTGATTAAGAATGCACTTCAGTTGATGGCACAATGGACGGGCATATATTTAACCTTCCTGGCTTTTGGCCTGGGAAACCCGCATGCTGCTGCGCAGGCGGCGACCAAGGCTGTGTTCGGTGTTGATATTGGCAGGGGCGGATCCACAGGCGGTATTAGCACAGGCAGTATTAGTGTAGGAAGCTATGCTGGTCATGCGACTGGTGGTTACATTTCCGGTCCAGGAACGGGAACCAGTGACAGTATTCCGGCAATGCTTTCCAACGGCGAATATGTGTTACGTAGTTCTGCGGTTGACCGTATTGGTGTTGGCACGTTGAACGCAATGAATGCCGGTGCTGTTCCGCATTTTGCAGAAGGTGGTAGCGTGGATGATACTGCTGCAACTGGTATCGGTGGTGGTGGAAACGTAATATTGCAGGTATCCGCTATAGATGCTTCCAGCTTTGCTGATTTTTTGGATCGTGATGGCTTAGACAAAATTAAGCAGGCATTGCACGAAGACAATCGCAGGTTCGCTTTCGGAGCGGGGGTGTGGTAAATGACAGTACAGATCTGGCCGGTCATGACCGGTATTGAGATGCAGTCTAGCAAAAGCCAGAAATGGAACAACACGATCGAAGAGACCGGCAGCGGGCGGAAAAGGTCCAACACAAACCAGCTGCTGCCAAAGTGGACGATCCAGGTGAAATACTGGAGACTGTCTGATGCGGACTATAAAACGATTATGGGGTTTGTGGCGCTGTTAAAAGGCGCCCACACACCTTTTTTTTGGCTGGATCCGGAAGATTATCAGGAGACGGGGATGCAGCTTCCCAAAATCTCAAACGGAAAGTATCAGGCCGTGATGAAGATGGGGGACTATGTGGAGGCTGTCGAGCATATTGACAATGTGAAGGTGTATGTGGATGGGACGCTGCAGGCGGCCAGCGCATATACCGTGTCTGACGGAATGATCACTTTTGGGACTGCGCCGGGGGCGAATGCCGTGGTGACAGCGGATTATAGGTATTACTGGAAGGTACATCTCCCGGCGGACGGAATTTCTATGACGCATATTTTTAAGAATTTTAAACAGACGGGCAGTCTGAAGTTTGAAAGCTGGAGATAATCATGAAGACAGTAAGCCAGGCTTTGGCGACGCACCTGAACACAGAAAAGAATTTTACATCCTGTGACCTGTTCGAGCTGGTTCTGGCCAATGGGAACAGGTACTATTATGCGGATACGGATTGTGATGTCACCTGGGACGGTCATACCTATTTGCATAATGCCTTGCTGATTAAGCGCCAGCAGATTAAGCTGCAGAGCCAGGTTACTGTCGACACGTTGGCTGTAACGATATTTACTGATAAAGAACATGCCAGCGATATGATAGACAGCACGCCTGTCATGGCAGCGGCGCATTCCGGTGTGCTGGACGGTGCCATGCTGTACCTGAAGCGATGCTTCTTTCGGACCGGTGAAGGCCTGCCGGCGGCGACGGCCATCGGGGTGGTCAGCCTGTTCGGCGGCGATGTCGAGATTAAAAGCTCCGGCGGTATCAAGCTGGAGCTGACGGTCAAAGCAAAAACGCAGGGGCTGTCCCAGGAGTTCCCGCGCCGGAAATATTATCCGGAAGGAGCATACACCACGACAGGCGGCAGGGTAAGCTCCACAGGAACGACGGACAACACCTGCCTGATCGCGCCGTTCGTTCCGAGAAAAGAGGTCTTAATGTGATCACCGAAGAAGAAGGCAAAAAGATTGCTGCCGCGGCCTTGGACTGGCTTGGTACTCCGCATGTCAACGCAGCCCGGGTCAGGGGCAAGGGTATCGACTGCGCTAAGCTGTGCATGGCCGCCACGGAGGATGCCGGACTATTGCCGGTGGGCACTATAGTGGCGGAAGGATACAGTAACGAATGGCACCTGCACCAGAGCGGCGAAAAGATGCTGGAATATTTTCAGAAATACTGTTCTCCGGTTGACACAATGCAGCCGGGGGACTTTTTGTTGTATCAGTATGGACGTTGTATCAGCCATGCCGGTGTGTACATCGGCAATGATACGATATGTCACTCCCTGGTTGGCCATGGGGTGATACTAAGCAATATTAATGATGTGATGTTCTTGGATGCCAAAGGCCGGAGTCGGCTGCGTGGCATCTACCGATATAACGGAGGAGATACGTAATGGGTCTGTTTGGTGGCGGGGGACACGATACAGTAACACGGGCGGATAAGATAAGTAATTTCCAAGTCGCGACCGCTGAATATGGCGCTCCGGTTATGGAGCTGCTGGGTACCACCAGGATCAGCGGAAATGTTATCTACTATGATGATTTTACAGCCCACGAGCATGTAGAAACGCAGGACACTGGAGGTAAGGGTGGCGGTGGAAGCACAGTCACAAATATAACTTATACATACACGGTGGCTGCCATCATCGGCCTGTGTGAAGGGCCGATTACCGGTGTCCGTCGGATTTGGGTTAATAAGGAAATATACACATACCCGAGCAGCCGTGTACCATTGACGTTGTTCACCGGAACGCAGAATCAGCAGCCGTGGGCGTATGTTATTGGTAAACATCCAGAACGAGCTCTGGCGTATGAGGGATTGGCCTATATGGCCGGCATCATTGACCTTGGAAGCAATGCGGGTATGCCGAACTACAATTTTGAGGTACAAGGCAAACTGTTATCAACTGGAGACGGCATAGACGTCAATCCGATGGATTATATCAAATATGTACTGTCTAAGGTTGGCCAGGGTAACGTCACGATTGCAGGTGAAAGTAATTTCCGGAATTACTGCGCAAATGCAGATCTTTTGATTTCCACTCCATCAGAGGCGACAGGTACGAAGGAAGCGCGGGAAATTGCAAATGGCCTAGCTGAACTTTGCGGCGCGTATGTGTTCTGGTCCAATGATGCCTATAAGATCGTGCCGCTGGCTGATAGGCCCGTGGGAGGGTGGGAGCCGGACAAGACGATCCGGTATAATTTGACGCCGGATGACTTTCACCTGAAGAACGGCAGCTGCGTCACCTGGGCGAGGAAGGATTCCAGCGAGCAGTATAACCGGTTCACGGTGGAGTTTCAAAACAGAGAAAATAATTATGAAAAAGAGTCTGTTACCTATGAAGATGTGGCAGATATTGCGGAACGCGGTGTAAAACAGGCCCCAACCATCCAGGCTGGGTATGTGTATACCAAGGCGCGGGCTGTTATGATTGCGGAAGCGGCGGCCCGGCGTAACAAAGTGGAGAAGAACCAGTATCAGTTTGAGCTGGGTTGGGCGTTTTGCAGGCTGGAGCCGGGTGACCTGGTCCGGATCACGGATGAGGCCTCCGGCATTGTCAACCAGGTAGTCCTGATCAAGAGTATCCAGGAAGCGGCGAATGGTTTTCTGCAGGTGACAGCGGTCTCCTGGTTCCAGGATGATTATGGCGCAGCCGAGTATGATGTCCATGAAGTGGACAAACCGGATATTGATTTTAATGCGCCTCCGGGGAATACGGCTGCTCCGGCTATTTTCCAACCGCCTGCGGATATCACGTCCAATGGGCTGGAAGTATGGATCGGTGCCAAGGGTGTTTCGGAAAACTGGGGAGGCTGTTCTGTTTATGTGAGTGACGATAATGAGCATTATCGTACCCTGGGGCAGATTACTAATAGTGCCCGGCTGGGATCCTTGGTGGCGAATATCGCCGCGGATGCAACCAGCATGGAAGTGGATATTAACGGCACGCTGTTATCCGGGACGGAGCAGGATGCCGAACGGGCCAACACTTTGCTGTGGGTTGACGGGGAGTGCATCAGCTATCAGACGGCCACGCTGTTGCAAAATGGGCATTACCAGCTGAGCGGGCTGGTGCGTGGCCAGTATAATACCGCTGCTGCTGTGCACAGTTCCGGCAGTGTGGTGGTGCGGTGTGACGAAGCGCTGCTGAGAGTGCCGTTCAGCAAAGAGGATATAGGGAAGCACGTCTGGCTGAAGTTCTGTTCATACAATATCTTTGGTGCCGGCGAACAGTCTCTGGCGGATGTGCAGGAATATGAATATACCATCCAGGCGTATTATGTGCCGCCGGTGCAGAATCTGACGGCCCGGAACCGGTACCGTCAGTTAAAAGATGGCGTGAACCGGTATGACGTTGTGGTTGAATGGACACCGCCTGATCTGCTGAGTTATCTGGAAGGCCGGGTGTGGTACAAAACCAATGCGCTGCAGTCCAAAGATCTCAGCATGGCCAGTTTAAAAGTTTCGGAACTGGGGTTTAATGAAAACTGGATTTTCGGTGGATCCGGCAAGGATACGGTTATCCTCCCGCAGGCCATCGTGGGTGATACCTATAAAATTGCTGTCACTACGGTGGACATATGGGGTGTGGAGACATCCCCGGATGCGTCACCGCAGGTGACTATCAAGGTGGTGCTGAAGACGGAGCTGCCCAACACACCGGACGGCTTTGGCATCGAGTTCGGCACTGCAGCCGTGGCGTCCTGGAAGGATGTTACTAATACAGATATTGCGTTCTATGAAATTCGCAAGGATATGATGCCTGGTGTGGAAAGCGATAATCTGCTGGCACGAGTGACCGGGCTGACAGCGGACCTGACGTTTGTGTCCCGCACAGGCAGACTGTATCTGTATGCTTATTCTGCATCTGGAAAATATTCTGCTCCAGCGATATTAGATTACAACAAGGCAGCGCCGCCAAAACCATTGGCTCCGACACTGAGCGCAAAACTGGGTGGTTTTTCGCTGGTAGCAGGGGAGATTCCTTCTGGCTGTAATGGGATGAACATTTATATTGATGGCGGCGCTACGTTAGTGCAAGCACACACCGTCAATAATGTTTACACGTATACCTGCGATGCCGGCGTTTACGATGTGTCTGTTGCGTATACAGATATATTCGGAGAAGGTGCCCACTCTAATGAAAGCACCATTACCGTAAAAATATTTGTGGACAGTGCCCTGTTAGACCAGCAAGCTGTCACAAAGCAGAAGCTGGATCTGGCCCTGCAGGCTTCCATAGACGACATAGCTACCTTGCAGGCTGATGTAGCGGCGATTGATACGGTGATTGATACGCAGGTAAATGCAGCTATTGACACACTGGAAGCAGAAATAGACGCTCTGGATACGCAGGTGAATGCGGACATAGATGCAATCACAACAGAGCTGAACAAGGCACCGTCCTCTTGCGGGTATCAGGCGATACAAACGCTAAACACTGCAGATGGTGTGTTGAGTTCCACTATTGCCAATAATAAAACAACGCAGGATGCTGTCAATGCAGCACAGGCAGACATCAATGCCGGCACAGCTACATCCGGGCTGAAAACGCTGATTCAGACCAACGCAACGAACATTACACAGAACGCTACAGATATTACGTCCTTGGCCGGCCGTGTGACAACTACGGAAGGTCAGCTGGCCGGGACGACTACATCGGCGCTGAAAACGGCGATAAACCAAAATGCCAGTGACATTACTTCACTGGCCACCAGGGTTGATACGACAGAAGACCAGCTGGATATGACAACGGGCACTACGCCTTCGACGTTGCAGACAACGCTGCAGACCGCGATCAACCAAAATGCGAGTGATATTACATCGTTGGCAACGCGTGTTACTACGGCTGAAGGTCAGTTGGCCGGAACGACTACGTCGGCATTGCAGACGGCGATTACACAGAATGCAAGCGGACTGACTGCAGTATCCAGCCGGGTTGATACTGTTGAAGATCAGCTGGATATGACGGCAGGTACAACGCCTTCGACGCTTCAGACGACATTGCAGACGGCGATCGGCGTCAATGCCAGCGGTATCAGTGCCATTATTTCAAACCTCAGCAGTCTGTCTGATGCGCAGACCGCGTATACAGCCTTTTCTGCTTTGGCAGGGATGGTGGCTTTACGGCTGACACAGGGCGATATGGAGACCTATTTGCAAGCTGACCATACCGGCATCTACATCAAAGGCAGTCTGCTGTCCATTGACGGGGATACGGTTATCAATGCAGCAGGAGCCGCGGCAGTGCTCAGTGCTTTGCAGGCGGGGTCAATTACAACGGAAAAACTGGCTGCAGGGGCGGTGACGGCAGATAAAATCACGATCGGTACTTCAAGCGGTAATCGGCTTGTATTATCCAGCAATCTTCTGCGGGTTATTGATTCTAACGGAATTGAAAGGGTCAAGCTGGGGGTGTGGACATGATTTTGTATATATGCCTTGCTGTCCTTGTCGTGTTGGCCTTGGCCTGTGTATACAGGAACAAAAAAGCAAAAGCAGGAAAAGAGGAAGACGAGATGCCGGTAGGATTACAGGTTCGCGATGAAGAGGGAAGTATTCTGTATGATTTTTCCAGTGAGACATTTCATGTTTTTGGGACAGGGACCATAACTGGCGGTGTGAGCGGGTCGATAACGGACTCACGTATCAGACAGAACGATACTATTTTGTTACCGCTGGTACAGACCCTGCATGATTTTAATGTGAATGATTACAATACTACGCAAACGCAGGGAAGTTACCAATATCAGCAAAAGGTATATGCCGTTTACCCTGATATAATGGTTGCTGATGGTGTGATATCCTGGAGTTTCCGGCAACCGGCAGATCCGCGCGGTCATTATGTGGACGTGGACTTTGTTTATGGAGGGAGGCTGTTTTAATGTATTTTGAAGCAAAAGCTGAAACAGGTTCAATCCAGATTGACGATAACACCCGGTTTTACCAGCTTGTGTATGCAAAGCGTCATAATGCACGTCCTTATGAGCAAAATCCCGGAATAGAGTATGGCATTACAGGGGAGGCTGTAAGGCAGCGTACTGTTTATTATGTGGAACCGCTTTATGCATCCCAGTATGAAAACAAGTTCGTGTTCTGGCGGAATCCTACAGACGTGCCGATGCATGTCTTTCCGGCGACTTTCAATATTTTTGTAAACAATTTATATAGCACCGCATTTCATGCGGTTCCTGTTTTAAGAAACAACAAGATCGCGATTTCAAATTGTACTGAAGACGAAGTGAAAAACATTGAATGCTATGTGTTTGATTACAGTTCTAAGGTCAGGACATGCAAAGTCGGAATTGAGATCCGGAATGCAGCGAATCAGGTCATCTTTAATTCTGCAAAAGGGAACCGGCCTCTAAAATTTTTAAGGATGGGGCAGTTTACACATTGCGCATATGGCAGCGAGAGCGGCAGAGGCACAGACTTTGAAGAGACGTTTTCATTCTCTAAAGAGATTGCCATTAATATTGGATACCGGGGTCTGTATAACTATACCCCGCCTTCCGGTAATGTTGCGACAATTAACAGGGATGCCCGGTTTGTGGTACCCATACTTACCAGGAACTCAATCAAATTCACGACCTGCTATCAAAACAATTTCTGTAATTATACTGACTGGAGCAATTCGGCTGGGTTTTATGGCATAACGCAGGAAGGGTATTACGATGCGAGCGGGACTCTTGGTTTCAAGTATGCCAGTGACAGGTTCACATTAATTTCCGGTGGCATGCCCTGTAATAAGACGACATATGCGATTGCAGATGTAACTGATTACTATAATGGCACTACATTTTATTATTAAAAGAGAGGAGCAGCAATATGGCAAAGAAAAAGGTTAAGTACAGAGTGGAACTTGAAAAACACGCTTTTGTCGTGGATGACGGCACGGAGGGGAAGGTAGCCAAAGAAGTGCAGCGTTATATTGATTACCGGTACTTCCAGAATGCTGACGACTGCACGGCAACCGTAATATCCTGTGAGCCGTTCTTGGACAACAAGAAAAAGGTGAAATTCAAAGCTGTACTGGAAAAACACGGCATCTTTGAGGATGATGGCACAGAAGGAAAGATTGCGCATGATGTGCAGCTTGCCGCGGATGCTCAGTATTATCAGGACAGCGACAGATGTACGACGACAGTGATCAGCTGTGTTGATCTGGACTAAGCCCGCAATATGCGGGCTTTTCTTTTGAGGAGGTGAGAGAGTGACGCCAACAGTTTTTCAGCCTGCAGAGTTACGGGATTCCAATGACAATATCATCCAAGAAGGCGCCTATGGCAAAAACACACCGCTGTGCAACGATGACAATGATGCCTGGATTGACTATGTTATGAACAACCTGGAGTTCCTGAACAAGCTGGCGACAGCAGAAATTGTGCCGGTCACGGCCTTGCCGGCCAGTGGTGACACCACTAAAAAATATCTGGTGACCACCGGAACCGATGCAGGAAAGCTGTTTTTCTGGACGGGTTCCGCTTGGCAGGAAACAGCAGACTCCGTGTCCAGGGCAGAAGCGGCGGCACAAAGAGCAAGCGCAAGCCAAAATGCTGCAGATGCGAATGCAAGGGACGCAGCTACCAGCGCCCAAAATGCGGGGGCATCGGCGACAGCTGCAGTCAGGTCGGCCAATACAGCTGCTACCAGTGCAGCCGCCGCATTGGAGAGTGAACGCAAGGCGAAGGAATACGCTGATGAGGTCATGGAATACACACCGGAAGGGTATCAGAACGTTGCCGACGTGATCCGTGGGCTGGTAGGGATACGTCTGGTGTGGAATCCGGTGGATGGTGGTATTGATGCCTATTACAATGAACCGGAAACTGTTTGAGGGAAGGGGGCTCTGTAGGTATGTTATTGTTTGAAGTCGAAAAACAGACTTTGCGGCAGCTTCGTGCCAGTGATCCGGTCGTTGCCGATTCGCAGGGGTACCTGAAGGCAGGGTTTGTTTTTACCAGTGACTGGGATGGCCTGCTCAAGGTGGCACAGTTCTCCAGGGATGATCCGGAAAAACGGCACTACGATATTCTGCTGGATGAATTTGGCATCTGCACCGTCCCATGGGAAGTGCTGGTCGGCGAAGGGCATTTTACCGTTAATGTTTACGGCAACAACGCACCCGGTGCGGATAACAAGATCGTGACTGTGAATTCCGTGGATGTTGTGGTATCAAAGTCAGGCCTCTCTCCGGGCGAATTGCCTGATGAACCGACCGAAGGTATCTCTGGGGAGACTTTGGTCAAGATCATGGAGTATGAGGCTTCTGCAAAAGAATCTGCAACACAAGCCGGTATCAGCCAAAATGCTGCGGCAGCCAATCAACGCACGACAGCCACACTGGCACAGGATACGGTGATCCTGGCAGAACGGATAGCCAGCATGAACTCGTCTATCCTGGATGCGGCGGAAGAAGTCAAGGAAGCCGCCAGGCAGGCCGAGGAAAGTGCTGAACAGGCTATGTCCGGTACGCCGGAAGGATACAGTAAGGTATCAGATGTGGTCATAGGATTGGCAGGGTATAAGTTTGTTATAGATTCCAAGGATAACGGATTAAATTTGATGGAGGTAAAAGCTAATGAGTAATGAAAATGCAGGAAACCCCGACGTATTGAATTTCCCGCGGGATACGACCGTGCTCAGGATCGCGATGGCATCGGAGGAACGTAACAGGATCCTGCGGGAACACTATGGACTCGACCCGCTTTCCCAGATGGATGGGACGCCAGGTAAATACAAAAAACTGATGAAGAAGTTTTTTGATGATCGTAAGGGCGGTCCTTTCACATTGACCGGCATCAGTAATGACTGGTATACTATAACCAGAGCAGATTGGCATGGTTGGACTGACTTCCTGTATACGGGAGCCAGCGCCGGCACCAAGGGCGGCGACAATGCGAACAAAACCTGTGTGGCGTCCACCAATACGGTGGCCGGGCAGGATGATTATGCCGGCAACCCGCTTTTTGTGCCGGTTGACTGCATCTGGGAAAAAGATCCGGATACGCTGGAACCTGTCATCACTGAAATTGAGGGCATTACGGACGGATTTAACCGGTATGATCCGACCAAATTTGTCGGCGTGTTGCAGCAGTCTGCCTGGGTGTACCAGACAGAAGGCGCGGAGAGCTGGCGTTTTGGCTACAGTTCCGAATTTGTTGACGGTACGGCGGCCGAACCTCTGCCGGAAGCGCGGAAGGCAGGCGGCGGTGTGCGTCCGTGGATTGTGCACAACAAATATCCCGGCAAGGTCGTGAACGGCAAGTGGGTAAGCTATTCCGGAATCATCCCTACGTCTTACAGCATTTCGCATAATGCGCTGCATACCATCGGGGCGGCGACCGGTACAGGCATCTCCGGAACCTGTTACTGTGATATTGATTTCCTGCGTAAGATGGCCATGATTAAATATGGCAGCCTGACGCTGGACGGCATCCTGCAGGGCTGTGTTGCCAATAACTATAACGGTACGGCTCAGGTATCTGAAACCGGTGTCAAACGGATCCTGCTGACTTCGACGGCTGCAGCCCATTTTGAAGTTGGTATTGGCGTTCTGATCGGGACGTATACGGACAGAGGCCATGCGGCTGCGTATAGCATTTCCGGAAATGCAGGCTGCCTCATCACGGCTATTGAGGATGTTACTGTAAGCGAAACAGATTACAAGGCTATCTATGTGGATGTAACTACCGCATTTGATACCACGGCAGAGACGACGATCATCAGCACGTTCTTCTGGCCGGCAGGTACATGCGATAAAGTGCTGGGCAACGATGGCAGCCCGGCAAATCCTGGCAGCGGTGTGTATCCTGCCAAACTGCAGGGTATTGAGTTCGGTCATGGCGGCCTGATTGCGCTGGCGGACACCATCCAGTCTTACACGCAGGAAGATGGAACGTATTATCACCAGCTGTATTTCGTTAATAAGACGGCCGATCAGACGAACACCCTCACTGCGAATTATAAGCCGAGCGGTGTGAAACTGGTACAGCCAGGCAGTGATGGCCAAAATTACATTAAGCATATGAAGCTGAAAAACGGTGTCTTTGTGCCGAGTGAGTATGGGGGCAGCTCTTCCACTTACTTTAAGGACAGCAACTATTTGAAGCATGATACAATCGGCTTGTATGAATATCTTGCTGTCGGGAATCTGAGCTACAGCGCCGCGCACGGTGGCGTTTCCTATGCGGATCTGCACGACGGGCTGGCGAACGCGAGCTGGTACGTCCTCGGCGGGCCTGCTCCAAATGGGGACCGTGGGGGTGAATGGGCGGCGTAAGACGCCCAGAGGGGGCTGGCCCCCTCCCTTGACTATATAGGCATTTTTCAAATTAATAAAAGGGTTACATGGTACAATGTCGGGGGATTCCTTCCCTGTTCTTGCTGTCGGGAATCTGAACAACAGCACCGCGAACGGTGGCGTTTCCTATGCGAATCTGAACAACGGGCTGACGAACGCGAACTGGAACATCCTCGGCGGGCCTTTGGCGCTATCAAAAGAAGTTTCACCAGTACCATGTAGAAACCGCGCTGCGGCGAAAATTGATAGCAAAACCACTGGGTGAGTAGGTTGAAAAACGCGAAAGTCCAGCCTAACAAAGAAGGTTTACAATGCACAGGTCTTGTGCCGAAATAAATCTGCGAGATCATAAAGTCTTGATGCCCTGGGTGTGGGATTGCATCCTGCGACACTACGACAGGTTTGACTTCCGGGATATGCTGTTTGATTACGGCATATCCCAAAAAACCTATGCCCGAGTGATGGAGACGCACGATTCAACCCTGCTGTACAGAGCGGTAAAGCCGATTGCCAAGGAAGCGGCCCGGCGAATCACCAACCGCAATCTGGAACTGAAACCGGTTCAAATAAAGTTAAGGAAAGACCACTCTACCGGGAAGGTTCGTCCAATCGGCAGGGAAGAACCGATGCAGCAGATATTCGATACCATCGCAGTGTATGCGGCTGCGGAGATATGGCACAGACGGATTGTACTGCATCAGGTTTCCAGCATAAAAGGCAGGGGACCGCTGTACGGCGTCAAATTTATCCAGCACTGGATAATGGAAGATAACCGGGCAGCGAGATACGCAAAGACGCATGGCCTTCCGTATGTTTCACAGTGCAAGTACCATACCAAGAACGACATACAGCAATGTTTTCCTTCGGCAAGAGTGGAAGTCTTCATGGCGCTGTTCCGGAAAGATTGCGCCAATCAGGACCTGCTCTGGCTATGGGAAACGCTGTTGCGTTCTCACAAGGTTGAAGGCTACCAGGGCTTCATGATTGGTTCGCTGGTAAGCCAGTGGGCGATGCAGTACATGCTGAGTTTCGCGTACCGGTACGCCATGGAGCAGGCGACGGTAAGGCGGGGCAAGCGGATCAAGACGGTGTCTCATGCCATGTTCTTTATGGATGATTTCCTGTTCACGGGAAGCAACCGGAAGAACATCAAAAGCACCATCCGGAAGATTGCGAAATACGCAAAAGAAAAGATGTATCTGACGCTGAAAGACAACTGGCACATAAAAGAACTTGAAAAAGAACCGATCGACATGATGGGTTATGTGGCGCACAGAAATGGAAAAATTACTATCCGGGCAAGGAATTTCCTGCGAGGCCGTAGGCTGGTGCTAACTTACTACCGGGAACACGCGCTGACCTTGCAGCAGGCAAGAAGGCTGTCCGCCTATAAAGGTTTTTTCAAACACACCAAAATAACCCATATCAAAAAATGGAAAAACGATATGAACAAGATTCCCGTTGCGGAAGCGTTTGACTATGCGGCGGGTGTGATTAGTCGATTTGACAGGGAGGCAAATAATGACAGAATACTACGAGAAAGTACAATACAGCGAACAGCCGGAGCAGGTAAGGTACAGACCCCGTCCGGACGGAAAAGCGGATGTGTGGATCCGTCATGACATCCGGCAGGAAGAACAGGAAGAGGGCATCATCTGGCTGGCCAGGGAAGTGTATCTGCAGACGGTACAGTCTCAGGCGGAGATCGAAGCGGATGCCCCGAGGATCTTTTTGCGGGAATCCGGCATACAGAAAAAGTTGACGGATGCCGTGCAGGGCTGGATGGACAGACGCGCCCAGGAACGCGGGTATGACAACATCGCTTCGGCCTGCAGCTACATCCAGAGTACGGATGATGTCTTCCAAGCGGAGGCGGAAGTGTGCGTGGCCTGGAGGGACAGGGTATGGCGGTACTGCTATAATGTCCTGGATGATGTCATGGCGGGCCGGCGTTCTATTCCTACCGTGGAGGAACTGCTGGCGAAACTGGATGCGGAACTGCCGCTGGTATGGCCTGAAGCTGCTTAATGGAGTGAAATAAATGCGAACCCCGGTGTTCATACGTCCGGAAAATGATATTGTGATCATAAGGCTGGCGACAGGTGAGGCTGTCGTCCGGCTTTATGTTTCCTATGTAGAGACACCGAGACAAGTGTCCACTGGGGGGGTGCTTTTATCAGCTAATGTCCTGGAAACAAAAGTCCCGGACAGTCCTGATCTGGAAATGGATGTGCTGCACCGGTTCTCATTTTATTACGAGAAGGCGCTGCAGGAAGAAATAGAATTCCTGACAGGTCAATACCGGAAAGTAGTGGAGGATCTGCTGAGGAGACTGCCGCCAGGGAAGAAGGAAGCCGTGGCAGAGCAAGCCGACCGGATCATTCGGGCGATCGCTGCCGGAGACAAACCGTTCGTCACGCAGCAGGAACTGGCAAAAATATTAAAAATGTATGTCTGAGAGTTAATCGAAGGCACCTGTTAACAGCAGGTGCCCTTTTTATTTAGGAGGAAAACATGGATGTCTTAAAATCATTTCTTGACCGGCTGGCCAGCTTTGACCTGTGGGCTATAGCGACCATAATTTATGCCGTCGGAGGGAAGGTGTGTGGAAACAATTTCTGGCCGGTGTTGTTTCTTACGTTTTTAATGATCGCATTCGATACGCTGACCAGGTGGGACTGCATATGCAAAAAATTTATTATGGACCACAACCCGGAAGAAACAGATATCCGGCTCATCCCAATGAGTAAGGTTATTGTCCAGTTTTTCAAAAATGAAACTTGGTGCGAGGAGTACTTATCAAGCCGGGCCTTTGGCCGCATCTGCGAAAAAATGACGGTCTATACGCTGGCACTGATCATCTTCTTCGGGATGGGCACCTGGATCCCTGAGATACATGTTTTCGGCGCAGATCTGGTTCCGAAAAATGTTTTCCCAGGCATCATCTGTGTAGTTATCTTCCTTATTGAAGTCAGCAGTCTGAACGAGAACTTAATTGAGTTGGGCTACAAGGGCGTATCGGAATATGTCCAGCGGTTCATCGACGCCACCTTGGACAGAATTGCGCCGAAAAAGAAGGAGGGATGACGATGTATGTAAGCAAACATTGGTCTGTTAGAGAATGGGATTGTTACGGGCGCAGCAAAAATGAATATGCCTGGGATGATGAATCCGGCCATCTGTGTACGGACAACGAAAAGACGGCGAACCTGTTCCGTGTATTGGATATGCTACGTGACTGGAATCCAAAATGGAGAGTGAATTCCACATACAAAGGATGGAACAGCGGATACCGAGATGAATACGTGAACGCAGCGTGTGGAGGCGTCTCTGGCAGCTATCATGTAAGAGGTTGCGCCGCTGACATTCATATCGGCGGACAGGATGACCTGGACACGGAACTGGCCAAAACTGTTATGGTGGCGGCAGAAGCATGGGGGCTGCAGGATAAGATGGGTATCGGCCTGTATGGAGACTGGATCCATATTGACACCCGTGGTTACACATCCAGATGGAGGGGGTAACATGTATGTTTCAGACTTTAGACCAAACAGCAAAGAAATGGCTGTTGCTACTCTTGTCTGTGTTGCTGTGCTGGTGGCTGTTTTCTGCGTCGGCTACGGCATCGGCCTCCGAAATGCCAGCAGTACAGACGCAGGCAGTGTACCAGATCACGGAACAGGAATTGACGACGTTAGAGAACAATATCAGCACATTGAAGTCAATCAACGACAGATTACAAGTGGACTTGCGGGAGCAGTCGAGCGAAGCGACACGGCTGCGGCAAGAACTGGACGCATTGAGGAGAGAGCTGGAGCAGCTGCGCAGTCTGTCGGCGAAGCAGGAATCCTCATTGACGAATGCCAACAAATTATTGGAAGAGTACGCAATAGAGGCCAAAAAGGAACGACTTCGAATTAAGGCACAACGGAATACGTGGGAATCCGTGGCGGTCTGCGCTATTATTGCATGTATAGCTAAATAATACTTCCGTAGTTCAAAGGTTAGAACGGGCGACTTATAATCGTCTGATGGTGGTTCAAGTCCACCCGGAAGTACCACAAACAATTATCATTTAAAGGTATGCCGAAGCATACCTTTATTTTTTTTGCCTTTTTAAAGGTTTTGTGCATTTTAAGAACCAAAATGGGCACTTTTTGGTTTTATTGAGCATTTTGGTAACGGTTTTGTGCAATTTAATAACACAAATGGTTTTATCTCTTGATTATTTCCGAAAAAAGTATGGAATAATTGAGCAACGATGAAACAATAATTCCGTACTTTTTCCTGCAAAAATCAAGTAACAGTCAAGTAAAACTTGACGACAAAAATCGTTCGAAAATCGTTCGTGTCAGATCTGACAAGACCATTCAAACACGCATGGTTGATCCGTTTCTATCGTTTGAAAATCGTTTAAGCTTGTTGGAATTTTGGGTTGAGCTTGATGGAAATGGCGCCACTGAATCAAGTTACGGTCAACTAAAAAACCAACGCATTAACATTTTTATTAACGCGTTGGCAATGCATTAAAAGTGTGTTAGATTTTATGCTTCTTCCAGTCTCCGCAGGGAATTATCGATCACATCGTCAAACCACCTGTCACCCATCCTGAGTTTAAAAATCGCCAGCCGGAAAACGTCCAGGCCGTCCAGCGGGAAGAAAAGAATTGTCAGGCGGGCTTTGAACGCCTCATTCCCGGTCAGGCCGAACTCCTTATTGACTGCCGCGCCTTTGGCGGTGAACCATGTTTTTGGTTTACCTATATGCTGTTCCGCCAGCATCTTTTCATAACCATCCACCCATTCCTGCAGGTCTCCGCCTGCGCAGAAGATGGTGTAGTAGGATCCTTTGTATGCTTCCTGCAGGTTTACTTTTGCTATGGTCTTTTTGCTGTTCATTTGTTTTACCTCCGTTTCTTTATGCGCTCATCGCCCATACGATTGCGTGACCACCGTCCTCGAAAACCTCCTGGCTCATGGTGACCAGGTTAAGCCGACATTCAATTTCGTCCAGTCCGGTTTCTTCCGGAGTGTCGACAAATTCGTAAACCGCTGCAATGAATCCTTTCCAGCCCCGGTCGGTGACCAGAACCCTGTCACCCATTTTGAGGACAGCTCCATCCATGGCGTTTACTTTCATTGCCAGGTTCTCCATCGTGGTGGTGTTCGGCATGCGGTACCGTGCTGCCTTGTTTTCTGTGTATTCGTTCATTTTCCTTACCTCCGTTTTGTGTAATTTCCTTTCGGTAGTGTATATATCACTCTAAAAGAACATAAAGTCAAGTCATTTTTGTAAACTTTTTTTATTTATTTTTAAATATAATTACATAAAAAAAGATGCCCGGAGGCATGACTGCTTCCGGGCATTTTTTAATTGGAGCTACTAATTTGGCTTTTTCGGCGCGCCTGTTTTGGTTCTTACGTGGCATTCTTCATCCGGAACCCTGACCAGCAAATCAGAGATGTCACAGTCGAGAGCCTCGCAAATCAAATCAAGGTGAGTCAGGTTGATCCGGTCGGCCAGTTCCCAGTAATAATCATTAATGGTAGAAGCCCTTATCTGCGTCATCCGGGCCAAATCGGCTTGTGAGTACCGTCGTTCGCCAAGTCTGGTACTGAGCAAAATCCTAATCAT